GGCTTAGAATGTGCTGCGGGGGAGAAGGGGGGGGGTGTGGTTTGGGGCGCGCTAAAATCCGGCGATTCGGACCTACCTTGCGGCGTGGTCGTCGTCGTCGGATCGCTGCCAGGTCGCTGCCGGCTATCGTCGCGGCGGTAGGCCAAAAATCGGGTGCGGGGCTCGTGGCGTGGTTGTCGTCGTGTTGGCGGTCGTCTCGCGTGTCATGGGTTAGGGCTCCTTGTGGGTGGTTGTGGTAATGGGTGATGCGCTCACTTCGCGCGTGCCGCATTTAGGGCAGTAGATACTTGCTTCTCCGCTGATGTTTGCGGCGTACGGTGACAATCGCACTTGCTGCGCCCATTGATGCTTACACCTAATGCACTCGCACTCTCGCACTCTTGTTGGCTCGTTGTCGTTCACGGCGTGGGCTCCTAGAATGTCGTGGTTGCGTCGATCAACACTTCTTGCAAGTCGTCCATTGCGTGAAAGTTCGCAGCGTATATGTCATTGGCGTGATCTTCTGCGCTGTAGGCTTCCCAGTTGTCTGACGCCTGCTCTAGCGCATTGATGGCGTGATCGATGGTTATCGGTCGGCCAATGCCTGCCGTTGCGCGGTCGATCTTGGCGGTCAGTTCGTCTAACTGATACTGCATGGCGGCTACTGCTTTGCGGTGTCTTGCGTGTTCTAAGCGAAGATCAACAACTAGGGCTAGGATTGCGTCGGTTGCGGTCGTCATGTCGTTCGGGCTCCTTATAGTCTCACTGGGCTGGAAATAAATACCGTCCATCCGCTCTCGGACAATTGCGGGTTGCAGTTGGGATAATGCGATTTGACAAGCTGCAAAGCGGCGTCTTGCGCTTCCTTCAGCGTCCAACCTCTACCGATGCCGCATCTCGTGCCAACTGACATGACGTTGACAACTTCCACGGCGTAGGGCGGTTCTTGATCTGGTTTGCGTCGGCGTGCCATTGTTCGGGCTCCTGGTTGGGTGTCGGATGTCTTCCACTGTAACTATATTGGCTAAAGCTTGTAATTGTCAACAAAAGGCCAATATTGCAGGGTTTTTGCCGCTTTTCGCTGCGGTCGGAGCCCCTTTTCCAGAAACTGCCTGTTATTTAGGCAGCACTGCCTATTTTTTGGGCAATATCACATTCCTGTCGCCATTGATGCGGTTTTTGCTGTTTTCCTGCCGTTTCGCTCGGCCTGGTCGTTTTTCGCTCATGCTTAACTTTTCGGCACGTCTGCGGCTGTTGTCTTCTCAGATTGCCTATTTTGACAATCTGAGCGATTGATAATGTGGGTTAGGTCTTGTGCGGCGTCGGTGATTGCTTGTGCGAGTTCGGCGATTTGGCTGATTGTTTTCGTCTCGCGTGGTGTTGGTAGGTTGCTGAGCCAGTTGGCTATGCTGTTTTGTAAATCGATCACTTCGGGGCTGTCTTTTGTTTGCCCTTTGTGAATGGTTCCGTTGTTGACTCGTGCCAGCAGTGCTGCGGTTAGTTGTCGTGCGATCAAGGCGTTTTGCTTGTCAAGTTCTTGCTTGATTGCCTGGTTGTCTGTTTGTTGGTTGTCTGGTGTCTGGTTCATGTTCTGCAGCTAGCCCAGGGGGGGAATGCGGGCGGGGGCTGACGCCCCCTGCCCTGGTGTTGATGCTTGTTATCTCTCTCTTGCTGTCTGTACTGCCTTTGGTGTGTTCTATGGTGTTTTTGGTGCTATTTCATGGTTGGGGGCTCCTTGTGTGGGTTTGGTGGTTTTCCGGTCGTCACAATGCCGCGCCGGTTCTCCTTGTCGGCGCGGGGTTGTTGCGACTGGGTTTAGTACTGTTCCAAAATTGCCGCCAGTTTCTCGATTTGCTGCATGTTAAACACCTTGGCCATCTGATCGCTGGTTTCCTGGCAAGCTCGATAGATCGCTTCTGCCTTACGGCTGTCGGTGTCATACCCAAACTCATCCGCCCAGCTTTTGAATGTTTGAGATCCTGCCCGGGCGTCCATAATCAGGCACGATAGGACGGCTGCGGCTGCCGGCTTCTTCCCTCCGGTCCCTTTCTCTACGTCCATTGCTAGGCGGAGCGTTTCAAGTCGTCTGTCGTGCCAATCTTTGATGTTGTTGAGCCGATTATATTTCGGGTGATGTGCGACGCCTTGCCAGAAATCGGTTTCCATTGCGGCGCCTTGATTCGGCTGGGTCATCTTTCGGAATCCTACCTTCCAAGCGATTTGCCAGTTCTTCGTTTCCTCGTCTTGCTTGCCAGGTACTTGGCGGGCTCCGTATTCGATACCCCAATCTCGCAGGCACTCATCAACGGCCGATTCTCGCTGTTGGGTCGTCATTTCGTCATAGTTGGCGGTTTCGTCCATCGTTTTTCTCCGTGTTTTTGGGGTTCTGTTAAACTGGGGTATTTTCATCCCATTTTTTGGGACGTTTTCAGGGCAAACAATGCGGCGCGGGTTGTGAGTGCCGCGCCGGGTTGCGTGTCCTACTTCGGTCCGGTCCATGTGATTAGGTGGCTACCGTCAACCTTGATCAATTGGGCTCGCGTTAGCATGCCTAAAACCTGGTTGTACTGGTCAAGGGTCATAAAGGCCATCACGGAATTGGAGTAAAGATGCCCGCTCGGTACGGTTCCGAGGGCTCGGATCGCGTCGGCGATTGCTCGGATCGCTTGGATTGCGGCTTGTTTTTGTGCTGGGGTTGCGTTCACTGCTTCTTTCTCCGTGTTTGTTGTTGTCGTCTCGGTCACTGTCTTTATATTGGCCATAACTTTTATTTGTCAACAGTCAGCCGTTTCGCCATTGGTTGCCGTCTGGGTTGCCGTCAAGCTGCCTGGTTTGTCTACTTCGGTCCACGGCGCGAACGGGTCAATCCCGCTGGCCATTACTGGGCTCGCGCTTCGCCATCGTCCGTCGATCGTTTTGGCTGCGATCACTCTCCACTGGTTATCCTCCCACTGGGCCACGGCGCTATCGGTGGCGTTGCGCGCGTATCGCTGGTGGCGATATCCGTTGTGCCTGATTAAGTCGGTCGCGGTCGTTTCTGGTGTCGGGTCAATCATTGTTTCGGGCTCCGTGTTGTTTGTTTTTGCCATTGGTTAATCCATAGGGCCGAATAAAACGGTTTATGGTCCTTGTAAAGCAATCGCGTTACATTCCCTCCCGTCCATGTTTCGATCTGTCCGCTGCCGTCCACCATTGCGAAACAATACCAATCTTCGCCCATCAAATCGGGCATCTTTTCTGAATGCTAAATTGCCGCTCCGCCTTCATTGCTTAACCGGAATAACCAGCGCTCAAGCCGCTGCCGTGATCTGGTAACGGTTGGTGTTTGCTCCATGTTACGGCGCGCCATTACTCGACGGCGAATGTCTTCGACAATGGATTGCTTACGCCTCTCGCGTCGTTCCGTTGTTCGTTTTTTAGTTTTCATGTTCGTTCGGACTCCGGTTTGCGTTGTTGTTCTCAACTCGATCCTATATTGGTTTAATCCGTTTGCTGTCAACGTGGCGATTTCGCCATTGATTACTGGATGCCGATTTCCTTATCAAAAGCTTTCGCGTCTTCGATTGCGTGTCTTAGCTTCTGCTCGATGCTGTCTTCGTGCGGGTCCATCATTTGGGTCAAGTCGTCTTTGATGTCGTCGATTGTGCCTATGATGTCGTGATCGTGTCCGCTGCATAGTTCGGCCACTTCCGCCAAGCGTTCCTGAATTCGGTCAATGCTCGCGCGCAGGTCGTCGCGGATTTCGGTAATCATGTCTTGCGCTTTCATCGTCGTTTTCTCCTTGTTCTGTTTGTTTCTAAGTCCTCACAATGCGGCGCGGGGTTCCAATGCCGCGCCGGGTTGCGGTGACTCTTTAGACTTCAGCCAGGTTAAGATTGTCGCGCAGTGCGATTGCAAGTCTTGCGTTCATCGCCTCTAAACTTACTCGCTTTTTGTGGTCGGGCTCGATCTTGTTTAGGTGCTTTCCGGTCGTCGGTCCCCATTGGTTTTCGACTACCGTATAGCCTTTACCGGCAACGTGGAATCCTACGGCCGTTTCGTAGCTAAAATAGATCGTTACGTCTCCCATTTCCACGGATGTAAAGTTCGGCGCGATTTGCTTTAGTTTTACTGACATTGTTTTGCTCTCGTGTTAGTTGTTGTTGTCACTCGTTCACGCTTCTATATTGGTTTTATCTGCTACCTGTCCACGCTTTTATTTTTCGCTGTTGATTCACGATTTCGCGCTCAAGCTCGTCGATCTTGGCGGTTAGCCGATCAATTTCGGCATAGGCTTCGTTTGCTGCGCCTTTCCATAGTCCGGCCATAATGTAGGGCCGGTCGCGCGGTTGTTCGTTTCTTACGATCTGCTGGGCTTCGTCGTCTGTGAGTCGTTTCATGGGCTCCTGTCCTTTGCTGTTAGTTTCCGCTGGCCATAATCCGCTGACACTCTGGGCCGATACCGCTATCAATCGATTCGGGTACTGTCAAGGTTCGACCGCAACGGCCACAACGGCCCTCGTGATGGATCGAATAACCTTCGGGCAATTGTCCGAATCTTTCAAGCTGGTTGATTGCCCAATTAATTACCTTCACCGGCAAGCTGTCCGCGCTCATCCGGCTGGCGCGGGTTGTGATTACCCTGTTCCCCTCGACCAACATACCCAAATAGGTGTAGTCGATTTCGTTATCTGCGCCGGTCAACAACGAAACAAACGTCGATTCGCGGTCATATCCGTGGGTCATTTTTGATCGCTTCACTTTGTAGGTATATCGCACTCCCGCGCTGTTGCTGATTGTGAAAGTCGCGTTACCAGCCAAAATAAAATCAAGGTTAATCATTGTCATTGTCTCCTTGCTTGTATATTGGTTTTATCTTGTGCGTGTCAACGCGATAATTGCCGCTATTCCATTCCGAGAAACATCGTTTTCAAATACTTGGCAATTATCTTGTTCACCTTTTGCATGTCGTCCACCGTCAAGCTCCACGCTTCGACGTCTCCGTGCAGCCACAATCCGTATTGCTGGTCCCTTGCGATCAAGGTGGTCAAGTAGTACCTACTGACGAATTGACCGCGCTCGGTATGCATATGGCGCTGATCGTAAAATTCAACAAGCGGGTCCATTTTGTCGTGAGTCAGGCAATCATTTAAGCCGTATCTGTCGCCGTGGTCAACAATGCGAATTGTCCAATTGATTCCACGGCTGGATTTAATCGTTTCGGTGTGTGCCATTGGCCTGGTTTCCTTGTTTAGTGTTTGTCGTTTGCGATTGCGAGAATTTGACGGTTTAATGCTGTGAGTTGCTCAACGCTTGGCAATTGTGATTCGAGCCGGTTGGCTCGGTCGATCACTGCCCGATAGTCTCGTGTGATTCGATCAAGCTCGGCGCGCTTTGCTTTGATCTGCTCGGTCAGGTCTTTGATGTCGGCCATCATTCTGGCCGTTCGTCCGTGGAAGTCAGTAAAGCAAAGATCGTTTCGGATTGCGTCAACGATTGCAACCCGCTCGGTCGTCAAGATATCTTTGAGATATCCGTCACTTAGGCCGCTAATAATCGAATCAAGTTTGGCGATTTCGTCTTGCTTTTCACTCACTGCCGTTATCCTTGTGTTAGTTGTTAATCATCACACAACCATATTGGTTTTAACTTGTGACTGTAAACATAAAAACGGAGCGCCAATTTCCCTATTGGCGCTCCCGTCCGTGTTTCGTTACAGTCCTGGGTCGGCGTCACTGTGACAATCTTCATAATCAAGGCTATTCCAGCCGTATGGCTGATTTATAAGCTGTTCGCGCTTGATCTTTTGTTTCCACTTCCGCGACTCCCATGCCTCGGCGATTGTCTTTCGGATTAAGTCCTCAAGGCGTCCATGCTGTTGCGCCTCTAAGTGAACATCTCGCACCCAATTGCTGGGTATCGATTTTTCTTCCCTGCTTCTGGTGGTAAATACCATCGGCTCCGCGCTACCTTTTGCTTTGATCGCTTCCGCGAACCATTGCACGCTGTCAACGCTGCACTGGAGCCGGTTCATATTGCACCTGATTAACATCTGAATGTGAGGATCAATTGCAATCATTTGGTCGATGTCTTTTGTTAGTACCTGACCGCATTGCTGGCGAATAATGCGGCGTAAAAACTGGCGATTTTTCCGATTTCGAATTGTCTGTTTGATCTTTGCCGTGTTGATAATCAACTGGAACGTCATTTGTATCGTCTCCTCGTGTTTGTGTTGCTACTGGTAACAATCGGTTATTCGTTATTTTGTCGGAATGTTAAATCTGAGAATATCTTCGAATTCAAGCTCGCTATTACATTCCTCGCACCAATACTCGCAATTATCAAACAACGATATGCTCGCCTCGTCGTCTGGGTCGGTGGCTCCTGATGCCAACAATGACGTGGTCGCTCTTGCGTCGTGCAATTTGAGAACTCCTCCGCGCTGCTTGCAAACTGGGCAAGCCGCCTGCTGATGACGATCTGAATGCTGCTTGTCATAATCCTCTGCGTGTCTTGATGTCATACCCCACTTCTTTGGAATATCTTGCTTGTAACTGCGTAGTCGATTGACAAGAAATTCGAAACATTCTTCGATTGGATGGCCAACGCCTGCGCATTGGTGGCGGATTTGATACAACTCGTCAATCGTTTTCTGCACTGCCTCAGTTAGTTTTACCTGTACTTGCTTGATTGATTCCGCTGCGCTGAACATGGTCGTTGTCCTCGTGGTTGTTGTGGTTGTTCTCGTGCCTACTGATCAATATTCAATCGAATCTTTTGCTTCTTTGATCAATGTTTTGATTGCCTCGATTTTAACTTTGATGTCGTCAACCATTTCTTCGTGCTGATCGATTTCCTTTTGATGGTCGTCTCTCGATGCAAGCTCAATGTTTTCATCATCAAGCTGTTCCTGTAGCTCGCTAATAAAATCCTTCACTCCGTCGAGTTCGATTTCCAGTTCCGCGATTTCGGCGTCGCACTCGTCAATGTACTCGTCAAGCAAGTCCATCAACTCCTTTTCGGGGTAGATCTCGTTTTCGAAACGCTTGTAGCCCGAATCCACTAAATAATCGTCGTGTTCCGAAACTCCGATATGATAATCGGTAGGGCTCATTTCCTTCAGCACTCGCGCCGGTTCCATACTCGCAAACGGCCCTCCAACGTCTTTGAACGAATAGATTTCGTTCATTGATTCGTCGAAACTTTTCTCAACGTCCACTGCTTCAATGCTTTGATCGCTCATCCAGTCGGTAAACTTTTGCATGGTATTTCTCCGGTTGTGTTGTTGTTTCGGTCACTGGTTGTATATTGGCTATACCCTGTCAATGTCAACAAGTAAAATCGACCGCTATTCCTGGGTTGTGGACTGTAGTGAGTCGCTCATCATCCAGTGTTTTCCAGCCGTAACATTGATCGCTGCCTAGTTCGGCTTTCACTTCCGCCATTGCAAGCTCTCGCAATAGATCGCCTCGTGCGTGGATTTTCATCTCTCGGTGGAATCGGAATCGCTCGTCGTCAATGTAGATATGGTAGTTCAATTTCAGATTGCCGTCATTGTAAAGTGTTGCGCCGTCAAATACTCGGCTCTCTACAATGCGGTGCGTTACCGATTTGATTTCTTGCTCGATCACTGCAAGATTGCAGTGCCACAATCGTTTTTTGTCAAATACAACTTCGGATAGATACGGCCTGGTCACAATCGTTGTGGTGGCCTTCATCACTTCAATCGTTACGTCGATGCCCTGCTTCTCGGCCTCTGTCAATGCTTTGATGATTTTCGTGTTCACTTAATCGTCTCCGGTTTGTTGGTGGTGTCTGCTTGTGTTAACTTTTCTTGCTGGATGTCAACGACTGTTTTGGGAATCGCTTGGCCATCATCTTGAGAATTTTCAGCTTTCCCGCTGTCCCTGCGTTTTTCATGTACCAAGCTAGTTGATCGGCGGCGGTTTCCCCTCGTTCCGCTCTTGATTCAACTTGATGCGGCGCTGCCGCCATTGCGTCAACGTCAATCGATTCGAACAACGATTTAATTTGCCGCTGCTCTCGCTCGTGTCTTAGTTCCGTTTCGTGTTTGCGTCGATCTCGATCAATTGCTGCCTTGATCGGACAACGCTTCTCGTTGTCGCTTCGGTAGATACGATTGATACAATCACTACCCACTTTGAATCTCTTTCCGTCCGCGCTCTTGACCCAGAATTCAAACATGATGCCATTGCAGCAATAGTCGCAACTTCCACCTGGCTGGTGTGGCGCTCCAGGATGTGAGATATAAACATTCTTCGTCATGCCGTCATATTTGAATGGTGCAACACCGAATCCTGCTCGCTCAAACGGATGTAGTTCGTGTTTTGCAAGTCCCATTTACGTTACCGTCACTTTCCAATCGGTTAGTTTCAATGCCTCTGCCAGTTTTTCGAGAACCGTTCTCGATGTCAACTTTTCTGGGAACGGATCGGTCGTTTTAACTCCTGCCTGATGCAGAGACTCGATCAAGCTTTCGGTTAGCTTTCGCTCCCCGTATGCAGTGCCAACGCCTCGCCGGCGAATGCCTCGATAGTCGATCTCCAGCATCGACGTTCGTTTAGTTCCGCTTTTGTTGGCCTTCTCAATAATCTGAGCGGCCGGTTTTAGTTCACCGCCATCATAATAAAGCAATGTGGTGATCTTCATGCCAAAGTAGGCAATACCAACCGGCCGCTCTGACCAGCAATCTTCAATTTCAAGCTTCAACCGTACTCCAGTTCAAAACATTGTTTGTGGTTTTCGCCTCGTCAACCTTCTCCTCGGTTTGCGTGATATCGAATACAGTGCCGATAATAAAACCGGTCCCTGCTTGCTCCTCGCCTTCCTTCTTCTTCCGGCTGATCGGAACCCAGATACCAAGCCCTTTTTCGCCTTTTCGCACCACACGACCGGCTTTCATCCACTGCTGGAATCCACCAACTACTGTTGCACCTGGCCGCTGCCGAATCACAAAGCAAGAATTGAATGGGCTAAGTGGTTTTTGGTCGATCGTCATAATCGCGCCGCAATTGGCTACAATCTCGTGCCGCTGTTCCTGACTCATCGCACTGATCTCTTTCGCCAATGCTTGCAATTGCTCGCGTCTTTCGTTCGTTTTCATCGGTTCGCTCCCTTTTGTTGGTTTAGATAAAAATTGTGGCGTGAACATATTGAACTAAGCTCAATCAACTGCATTCCGTATTTGTTCGCAATTGCCTGGTATGCTTGGGTCGATACCTTGAATTGCTTCCATAGTCGGTATGCTTTTTTTAAGTCGGTCGGGCTCATTCGTTCACTCCTACCACTTGTTCGTTACAACACTATATTGGATATATCCGATAGATGTCAACAAACAAAATCGGCATTTTACTGCCGACATTGATTTACGCTTTTTCTTGCTCGATATCGATCATTGCGTCGTGGACATCGCCTTTTAGGTCTGGGCGATTATCGTTGATGTATTTGATCATTAACCGCTGATGTATTGGCTGTGTGTTTGACAGAACGCGATATACGTCTGATCGTCTAAGCTTGCTGATATCATCTGCCGCTATCTTTACCATCGCGTCTGGATTGAAATCGTGTATCGATACCGATTTGCTTTCAGGTTTTCGTACCAACTCATCTGGAACGCCTGGCTCATCCAAGAATTGCGTTTGTCCTGCAAGTCCGCTGGTGCTGAATAGTGCCGATTGCGTTTCCTTGGGTTGCGGTGCTGTCGGTTTCTTGACGGCTTGCGGTTTAACGTCATTGCCAAATAAGTCTTTGCTCATCGCTTTCTCCTGTGGTGGTTGTTGCGACTCACTTATTGGCTTTTCCTTTGACTTGTCAACACCTTTCAGCCGCTCCATTACCATGTTAACGCGACGGCTTTGGGTTTCCGCCATTGGTCTAATCTTGTCGATCGACCGCTTGATGATCATGTTGATATTCTGCCGCGACTCGCCCATTTCCTTGGCTACGTCCGTTTGCTTCTGTCCTTTGATGTAAACCTTCTCAAGAATAGTTCTCTCCCGCTCTGGAAGTTCTGATAAAAACGATTTAACCGAATTTCTCAAGTCCACTTGCGTCGGTTCATCCGGCTCTCGCATTTCGGCTGCGCGGTGATCGGCCACGTTGGCAATCATGTCGCCTTCGACATTGGAGCCTAGCGCTGGCTGATTCAAGCTCACAGTCGATCGATCGTCGCGTTTTTTTCTCGTCTCGTGACGATACATATTAATTCGTGTCGTATTGGCAATCGCAGCAATCCACGTTGAAAACTTAAAGCCTTTTGCTGGATCAAATCGATGCCTGTTTTGATGCGCTGCAAGTAGCACCTCTTGAGTGAAGTCGTCAAGATAATCCTCGCCTTTCTTGCCGAGCCCTTTCTTGACTGCCCATTTTCGAATACCGTTATGAATCTTCGGATCGTTGATTAGCTCATCGAAGTTTGCAACCGCTTGCGGTTTTTCTTCGGGCTCAACAATACTGACGGCGGCGCTCTCTGGTTTTTCTTGCGCGGCTGGTACTTCCGGTTCATCGCTAGGCTCGTCAATCTTTACCGCTGCCGCCTGCTCCTCTTGAGCGCGTTTCTGTTTGAATAATTCTTGAGCCCTGGCTCGTGCTGGATGAATCGGCTTGTCGGCCACCATGCTGTCTCGCATTTGGATCATGCGAAACATATCTTTTTTGGTTAAGTTCTCGCCTCTCGACAAGTCCCAAATGTTTTTGTTTTCAGCGATCGACTGCTGAACGATTCGCTTGATTTTGTCGTCAACGCTTTCGGGCTGCGATTTCGGCGTCTCGCTGACTGGGGAATCTTCTGGCTCTTTGATCTCGACCGCCTCGCTGTCCATCGGCAATCGCATAACCATCTGACCGCCGCGATCGACGGCTTCCACCTTCGGTCCTTGACCAACCGGCTTTTTGCTTTCGTTATCATCGAATAGCGATTTTGTCTTTTGCTTAGCTACGAATGCCGCCATTTCATCGTAGGCTGATGTTTTCTTGGTCGGGCGTTCAACCATTTGCAGTGGATTAGTCGGCTTGATCGGGCCATCGTTTCCATGCTCTAACGTTTCTGGAGGATCTCCATGCGGATCAAACAAAACGCCTTGATTCGGATCGAAGTCTTTGAGCAAGTGCCAGCGAGGCTTTCCTGCTGTCGTGTCCTTCAAAATGTACGTGTGGCCGTCAACCTTTTTCAACGAACCGATCTTCCAAACCTTAGCATTGAACATCTCGCGGCCCATCGCATTAGTCGTTGGTCCTAATGGCATGGCGTATCGCAGTGGATTTCCTTTTGAAAACGGAACGCTATCGTCTCGCTTTTCTGGCTTCCAGTTTTCATCTTCAGAATCCTTTCCGTCGCCGTCATAAAACGCTTGGGATCGATCGTAGTAATGAGTTCCCATCAACTTGTCGGTGTCCAGATACTTGTCAACCGCCTTGAAAATTTCTGGGTCGTGAGGCTGGATTTCTGGCTTCACTCCCATTCGAATTGCATCGGCAAATACTTCAAGCGGATCAGTTTGAGCGCCTGAAACATTCTTTTGCATGTGACTCATAAGCACTGGTAAATGATGCTCGTACTGACTCATGTGCGTATCGAATCCGCGAATAGAATCGACATCGCTGTTTTCCAGCGCTTTGGTTACTTTATTCTTGAACGATCGTCGATTCTCACCGCTAATGTCTTTGACTGCGGCATTCCAATCACGAATACCGTCATTTCGTCGACCGGCTTCTTCCAGTGCTGCTTGCTTGATCAATGGAAACACTTCAGGGTGATCGCCATACCGCGCCACGATATTTGTATCTAACGCTTTTCTGCGGTCGTATGTAACCGGCGTGTAGTTTTTCTTCCCTGTATCGTTGTAAACCGGGTGATAGTGTTCTCTCTCAAAATCATTAGGCGCATGGATATCTCTCGCTTGCGGCTCCCAACCTTCTGGAACATGAGACAGATCGACATTGTAGTCTCCATGCTCGTTTGGACTGATGACTGCGAACGACTTTTTATTCAAATCGAGATGGTCCGCATGTTCTGGAAAGTTCGAATCGTGAAAGTAGTGATAATCCGCTTTCGGGTTTCCAAAATGCGTGGCGTGATTGTTGAATAGATGCATGTGATCGCCCGTTCGCACCATCACCGCATCGTACTGTGCAAGATCAGGCGAAAATGAGGAATCACCAACATGCGAATCGTACAGATTTTTAGCGATAGACTTGCCATTGTCTCCCATGTCCGGCATTTTTGGTTTTGGCGCATTAATGTTGAATTCATCTGGATCGAATGAATCATCTTCTTGCGTGGCCAACGAACCAAAAAAATCGTCGTCTTCTGGGGTGTCGACGCCATCTTTGTTGTATCGCATTTTGAGCATGACTATCTCCTTCTTCGGTGGTGCATATGTGACGACATCACCCACATTACCGCCAACAATCCTGCCAGGATCAGCAAATTTCGTTTTCCGCCCACTGCGTCCGCTAAACTGTCGTACCATCCTTTGGTTGACTTTTGTTCGCTCAAATGGTTTAACGACGCAACCAGCGACTCTTGATACATTTTCATGGCCTTCTTGTCACCACGAACCAAGTGTTCCTTCAATACGCTCATGGTGTACGGAGGCTTAAACCCTCGCTTCATTGCGGTTTGCAGAATATGCTGCGCGGCTTTCGTCGACTGAACATATCGACTATGCGCTGGATTTGGTTGCCAGCCAAGATTGATCGCTGCGGCGCTTAGCTTATCCAATCGCTCAGTTTGCTGATGCAGGAACTTGCCGGCCGCAATTGTTTGCTCCTCTTTGCTCGCTCCTCGCATGTTGAGCCCTAAATGATGGGCTGTCTGCCGAATGAAATTGCCGACTGCATTTTGATTGTGCAAGTTTCTTTCATTAAATCCAAACGCTACGGCAACTTTGTTGATCTTCCGCATTGTGCCTGGCGGAATCTTCATTGTGGTTGCCTTGTCTTCCGGTTGCTGACCTGGGACACCTGTTGGATTTTTCTGATGCCAATCTACTGCCTCTTGAAACAGCTTTGGATCGACCTTTGATCCGAAATCGTCGTCGTTGACAAGATCTGGAATCTGGCGATTTTCCCAAGCAGTTATACCGGTAGTCTTATCGTGGATCTTCTCCCAATCACCGATTTTAGTTCCAACCGGCATTGATCGAACATGCAAGATGTCTGGCTTGCTTCCTGTTGGCGATTGCTGCGGTGCGGCTGGCTGTGTCGGTTTCGCCTGCTGCTCTTGCGTCAGCATTGGTTCTGGCGACTGAGGGGACTGGGAATCTGGCGCTGGTGCGTCAACTGATTCGTCTTGTGGAACTTCCGTCAACGCTTGTTCATCTTGCGGCACAACCGTTTTTGCTTGCTCTGCATCGAGCGACTGTTTCTGCGATACCGCTTCCAATCGTTTCTGCCAATCACCAACATTGCCGCCAAGATGCTTAATGACCTGGCCTGCGTCTGCCGGAATTTGACTGCCTTCGATCCAGAATTTTCCGTGTTGCTTTTTAACGCCATCGATCTCTGCTCCATCAGGCAGTGCGTCAAGCTTTCCTTTGACATCTGACATGCGAAGCGATTCCTGCGCAACTGGCTGTTGCTGAATGTCGACTGGTGCGGCATCACCAGCTTTGTGCGGGAACATTTGGTCGACCACTTGTTGGCCTTTTTCGCTCGTTAGCCAATCAGTCATTTCGCCTGGATGTGTGAATTGGGATTTCATCGCGTGTGCAAGTTCATCGGCCTTCATAACCGAACCCGCGTCTCGATGACCACGCTCCCATGCCAATTGAATCAAGCTACTGGAGCCCGGCGCCATCTTTTTCTCTTGCGGTGGATTACCAAGCTGCATTTGCAACAAAACCGTTTCTGCTTGTTTTTTGTTTAGCTTTGTGGCTGCATTAGCTTGCTTGCTCCAAATCGCTTTGTGTTCGTCAATCTTCTTTGCTTTCTCTTGCTCAACTCGTGCCGCCTCTGCGGCCGCTTCTTGCTGCTTTCGTTGCTCCATTGCCTGCGAAACATTAGCGGCATGCTTTTCGATAGTTTGGGGATCATACCCTTCGTCCGAAAAACTGAAATCGCCGCCTTTGCCGAACAGCGTATTTCCATTTACCTTCATACCGTTTTGATCGGACTTCCACGTATCGTTCCCTAAATGGGTGTACGAGCCCTTCGTCGGTGACTGAGCCACCAAATTGGTAGGCAGCACTGAACGCTGCTCTTTACTTGCGATGTGATTCTTGAAATCAAACTTCCGCGCTGGATCGTTGTTTGCTTCCAGATATGCCTGCCGCTCCTCGTTTGACGCTTCTTCAAACTCTTTTCGTGGAATCAATTGGCCGTACTCAAACTGTTTTCCTGCCAGCGTGACTCCGCCAAATGGAGCATAGCCACGATGAACCATGTCGTTGTGCAACTCTCGACGTTTGAGCATCGGCCTGTGGCCATCATCGACCTGTTTTTCGTCTTGTGGCTCAACTGGCTTCGGCTGATCAACTTGAGGCTGCTGTGGCTCAACTGGCGCGGGGTCTTGTTTTGGCTCTGCCTGTGGCTGCGATTGAATATTTTCATCCGAACTAACGCTAGATTCACCAGATTGCTTTTGAACTGGCGCTGCCGATTTCCTGGCTGCTGCCCATGCTTGCATATTCGGTGCTTCGACTGAAGCCTCGGCCGGCTTCACCTTCTTCAGCTTTGGCATTTTCACCTGGCGAACCTCGCCATGCTGCATGCCCTTCATTTGCTCCTTAACGCTATCGTGAACCGCCTTGGCGTGATGCAATAGTTCTTCTTCGGGGAGCCCGTGTTCGGCCACCAGCTTGTCTCGCAACTTGGCAACCTGGATCGCATGCTGGCCTTGGCTTTTCTGGTCAGTTTTGCCACTGGCCAAACGAGTCATCTTTGCGGCACTGGCATAATCGTGAAGATCCCGGTGAAGCGGGTTTTCAAACTGAACCGTCCCATGATTCATGCCGGCGATGTAATTCCTGGTCAGGTTGGACGGTTTTTGGCCTGCTGGAGCCCCTGGCTTCAATTCTGGCGCTGGTTTGCTATCGTCAGCCTTCCATCGGCCACCCTGTAGCGTTTCCTGGCCTCCTGAGTCGCTAATGCGGCTTGAGCCCGGTTGTGGGTCTATTCCGCCCTTAACCTCGGCCTCGGCGCCCGGTTCAGGCAAATCGATCTTTGGCGGTTTGGCTGGCAAGCCGATTTTCGATTCACTCGGCTCTTGGACGTACCGTTCAGGCTGCTTGCCCTTTCGATACCGCGGATGGCCTTCGAATTGATCGTACTGCTCGTCGATTCCATGCGGATCGTGATCTGGGTGATTCGGATCGGTTTCTGGATCGCCGCCTCCCGGCCCTTCTGGTCCTGAATCGTTGGGCGGTCCACCGCTCGGCCCACCGTCTGGTCCCTGGCCTGGCAATTGCGTTCCTGGCGGCATCTGATTTCCGCCCTGCTGCATCACCTGCTCCTGCTGTTTCAATTGAAGCTTTTGAGCGACGATCGCAGGATTGAACAGCTTCAGATCTCCGCGGCCTGGGGCATTCAAGCCTAACCTAGCCAGAACTTCCGCTCCGTTCAATTCGGCGCCCATGTCCCAAGCAGCTTTCATCGCCATTAACTCCTGCTGAGGAATCGTCGATTCAGGATTCAGCCGAAAGTAAAACGGGACGTTGCGATACTGAGGATAATTCCAATCACGCAGAACATCGACCTTCTCCCTGGTGACAGTTTCCTCCAGCGCCGCCGAGTCACTCCTGACGATCTGCTTCAAGCTGTCGTGCTGCAAATCGGCAACACCGCTGTTGCCAATACCACCACCTGCCGCCTTGGTTGACAGTGTTTGACCAAGAATAAACCTGGTGATCATATCACCAAAGTAATTGTCGATTAGATTTTGCAATGCCTGCATGCCGGCCGTGTTCATCGGAATCTGCTCTACCGTTGGCATCTGCGGCATCGCCGGATCGTAAGGCGCAAGAATCACATTAGTCTTGCCCTGCTGCGCGGCAACCTTCTCGATCTCTTGCTTGTAAGTGTAATTGCCTGTTGGGTAGTAATAGATCGTGAACCCCATCGCTGTCCGCTCGACGATTTCGACAAGCTGTGCGAGGGTTTCTTGCTTTTGATACCAAGTCCAGTACAAAAAGTTTCGTATGCCAACACCTTGGACGTAACCGGCCGACACCGGATCTTCGTACTCGCCATCACGAATCATATGCTTATGAACGATGATTCGACGACGCTCCCACCCATCAAAAAACACCGCGGGACCATCGGGCGTTAAGTCTGCTTTTAAGTTGTGATACAATCCTCCTTCATTGTTTCGATTCAAATGAGACATGCTAACTTTGATACCAACCCCATCTGGATCATAGCTGCCTGAATTATCATCAAATCGAAACACAAGCTTATCGCCATTAATTGGCATCCACTTGTTGATATGCCACTGCGGCTTTCCGGCTCGATCGTGACTTCTCGCTGCACTATGCAAAATCGCATACTTCCCATACCAAATTGCCTCGCTCAAAACGCGAAGGTACTCGGTGAATCGATATGTCTTCGAAACCAGCCTGGTCAAATGCGCTGCCGCCTGAAGTAGTTGCTTGTCATGCTTATCTTCGGGCTCAATACTCCAATTCAACAACGACACCATTCGCTGCCGCGCTTGCAGCGGTCCAGAGATTACCGGATCGTTAAGCATCGCTGCCGCATTTTGAACATTATGCAAAATAGCCTGATCGGCATTCCTGTAAACCTTGGCGAGACTACTGACGAGTCCGCCAAACGTGTAGATGTGAGGGATAACCGTCTTTCCAAAATTAGACGGCATCGAAGTTCCACTCGTTGGATCTACGTTTAACTGTTGTCGATACTTGATTGGCGCAAGCTGACCTGGTAGGTAGTTGGTTCCTCCCGCGCGAAAACCACCTGGCATATCGACTACAAATTGATGGTCACTCATTGAAGACCTCTAGGGTTGTTGTACCCTGGTAAATTTGAAACTAAGAATGGCCGTCGCCCTTGACCGATAGACGGAACGGAACGAACGCGAAAGCCTAAACTAGATGACTTGCGCGGCGTGTAAGCTGCAAACGATCCATTGCCAAGCGATAGGAATGTTGGAGTCACCAATTGATACGTGTACTGATGCTCCCAAAGACTTCCGCAAACTCGCAATCGCTGCCAAACGAATTCGCCCTTACTCATTGCTTTTCGCATTTCATTGAACACGGACTGCGGCACTGGTTTTGCGCGACTTCCGTAGGCGTAAAGCGGGCCTGGAATATGCGCCTTGTGTCCCATCATGTACGGTTTGCCGTTACATTGATTTATCTGTCCGGTGTAATGCGTTGGAGTGGTCTGAGCCTTGTACTGCACATAAAGAATTCCGCTTTCGGCATCATAATTGAAACCGTAAACGTTGCTGCTCTCTGGAGTCTGAATCAAATTTCCGACAACATCGCCGGCTGATCCATCCTCAACTCCCATCGCTTTCAGCAAGCTATCTCGCTGGATCTTTTGTCGCCGACTTCCGATACCGCCGACTGTGGGGACCGTCGCCACTTCAAACGTGGGAGTTTTTAATCCGAACTCTTGCGGCCCCAATCGAATCGGACCTTCTGGTGGGATCTCGTTTCCAAATCGAATCATCTCAAGCTGATCTGGAGTCGATAGCTCGTTTTGGTTTGGAACTTGCACGATCGTTTCGTACTCGTACAAACTAGGATCTGGCTCCCCTTTACTGGCGAATCCAGATTGCTCCATAAGTTCGGCGCTACGGCGGATATCATCTGGGGTTGCGGCGCCACCGGTACGGAAGATATCGACAACTGCACCAAACAATCGGCCGACTTGGCCGTGTGTCCGAGACAGCGCTTCAGAAAACGAACCGCCAAATGCGGATTTCATTAGACCGTAAACGCGGCTTAGTAGTCCTTTGTCCTTCATTATGGCTTCCTGGTAACTGCCGCGTCTTGCGAAGATTTTCAGAATTGTAGCATGTCGTTTGCGTAAATTCTATCTGGAAAATTTTACACCTTTTCCCATTTCGCCCTTGATGATCAAAGGCGTCATTTTCATGCCCTCTCCGGTCCTATCGGTATGAATCATGTATCGTAGAGCATCAACGCTATCATCATCAAATTTGAGTGGAACAGGCCTTGCCGATCGCGGGTTGAGCCCTCTTTGGCTACTTTTCTCCCATCGGTAAGTTGACATTTGCCTGGCAAGCTTTGGACATCTATTTCGGTCGATAATGATTCCTGGGGTGTCTGTTCTTGGGTCTTTTCGCAAAACTTTTCGGACACTTTCAATCCCCTCATAAACCGCATTGTTCGCAGCCGTCATGTAAATTCCAAACGATGCAAACTCACGAAACAAGTCCGGCCGACTTGGATCTCCATAAGTCTGCAAGTGGTATCCGTCCTGCTCCCAGGTCTTACGCCTTTTGATTTCTGCCGCGTGATCTTTCCATAGATAGGTTTGGCTGTTTGACCAGTATTCGTCAAAAATGTACCAAATACCAGTAGCATCCTTGAACCCCCAAAGACAAACGAATGGATGTTCCTCGCTGGAGCCCCAGTCGATCGACCGTTTGAAGAAAACGTAATCAGGAATCACAATCGAGTCGACCAAATGGACCTTCGGTGAAAATGTTTTGTAAACAACACCTTCGTATGTTGCAAAAACACCTTTTTTCCGAGTCTCCATCATCTCGTCGCTGACGCCGGCAAAAAACGTGTCGTACCACGCCTTATCGACATGGCCTGCGTTCATGGCCGATTCAGTATTCAGGTGATAGAACGACCAATTCCTAAACCGCTCGTCTCCAACGGTCCAGTGTTGATAGATCTCCTGCAACCGGATCGCCTTCTCTGGATCGATAGGCGTTTGCTCGCAGATGATACTCCCTGGGAATGCACATTCACGAACACCGCGAAGAACTTCCTCAAACACATCGTAAGGAAACTGTTCTGTGAACCAAGCGCCGCCGATCGCCGCGGCCTGCATTAGCTCGCGTCCCTGCTCGTAACTCTTGAATTCGATAATCCAGTTTTTGTCTGTGCCTGGCTTTTGCGGGTGAAGTGGAACGGAGAATGGCCATTGGCGATTTGTGTTGTACCAACTGATCCGGTCTGTATCGACCCATTCTGCTGGAAGTATGTTTTTCAGCTTTTGAAACCATGCTGTCGAACAAACTTGCTCGTAAGTATTGGAGATGATCCAAAAAGGCGTGTCTTTGAATGGCGGTGGCGTCGTTCGCAGAAACTCCGCTACTTTTTGTGCCGCGACAAACGTTTTTCCAGATCCATTGCCTCCTATGGCAATTGAAACCAGCTTGTTTGATTCATAGAAGCCGGTTTGTTCATCGCCTTGACTGATCTTGTCCGGCCGCGGCTCGAAGCTGTCAAAAGGGTGATTGAACAATCGATCGACATAAGCGTTGATCGTTTTGTCATTTAGCTTTTCAAGATCCTTGAGAATTCGAGGGTTGTCGGCAATATCTTGGCGCAACTGCTTTCTGTCGCGCCAAGTCTTAGCACCGACTAATCGATTGAGCCATTGTTTTACCGCGCTAACTTTCTTCATTCGTGATTCGCAATTTGTTTCGCTTTAGTGTTTCTTGCAAACCAGAATAAAGCGCCTCCGCGCCTTGTGCGGCAGCGTTGATGGTGATGTTATTCACCGTCTTTTGTTGCTTCTTGGTTTTGTATTTCGGGTTGTTAGCCTTCAATACAGTCGCCAACAAGTAATCGCTGCCTTCCAAGGCGCGTTGGATCGCTATTTCTTCCAAAAAAGCAAAGCCAATACGCATTGCTGCATTACTGGCCTTGAGAAACTTCGTGCTTGACTGTCGCCATTTGTAGACTTTTTTTACATCTACGCCGGCAATCGATGCAGCCTTGGTTATCGATGGGAAATGCTGCAATACTTTAATGACTGCTTTCTGCTCCTGAGTTAAAGCGAAAAACTCCGCTTTCCTCTGGTCAGACTTGTGCATCTTGCTACGGTAATTGCGTCCAAAAGAATTCACGATCTCGACATCGGATTGTAAGCTCTCCGATTCGGACTCGATAAACGGTTGTGTCGATTCCTCCTGGTCCGAATTCAAGTTCGGAGATGGGATTTCCTCCGGCTGATTCGTATCCTTCGATGATTCCGACTTGTCGTTCAAATCCATTGCTTACCTCAGCATGACTCCCGATCGAACGGGCTCCAGCCATTAATGCGAAACGATAAACCATTATTGCACCGCTTCTTGTTCTTGCAAAAATTTCGTGACCCGCTTGATCAAATTCTTTGGAGCGATCTCAGAATTGAAAGCAATTCCCAGTGAAGTTGCATACTCCTTCAACTCTTTGGCTGTCATGGTATTCAATCGAGCCACAATCGGATCGTCGCCTTCGATTTCAGCCGTGGATTCTTCGTCCTCCACAACTGGAATTTCTTCAGGGATCTCGAAAGTCTTCTTCACTTCCTGGTTTTTGTTTTTGGCAAACTTGGCAAGCGATTCGTACTCTTTCTGGGCGTCGGCAATGGTAACGCCCTTCATCTCGGCAGCTTGACGAACATCTACGTCTTGCTGGTATAACTCCAGCCAAGACTCGTGGCATGGCTTGAAAGTCTCCTCGGCCTCGCTTTCCATTTCGTCGTTGTAGAACGCATCAAGCGCTTTGTTAAACGCTTTCTGACGCTTCTGCCGATCAAGCTCTCGCGGGTGAACCCAGTTATCTGGAATTACAGACCCAGGCTGTCGAAGCTCTTGATCGACTTTGTGGCGCTGTGGAATTCCGTTTGCGCCAACCAAGCCATAGATCTCGGCAATCTGCTCATACGGCACTTCGTTCTTGGCAAGCATTTGCATCGACTCGACAACGACCGGTGTGGTGATGATACGATCAAACACATCCAACTCGTAAAACAAACCGCCGATCTCGCGCCAAAATAGATCCGATGGCGAAACCGTGTCTTCTTCGTCGAAAGCCTGCTTAGCTTTCAATAGCTTATCGATGGCCAGTGTGAAGTTTTGACCCAGGAATGTCGGGTGGCCGGTATCGTTCAGTTCGACGATTTCTTCGATGATGTCCCAAAGCTTAACTGGTGGTATGTCCTGCGACCCAGAATTGATCCATTGAGAATGAACCTCTCGCAACCGTTTTGTTGCTTCGTACATTTGAACGCTAACACGATCGCAAACGTGTTCTTTTTGAGCTACGGACATAACCTTCTCCTTTTAGCTTTTCTTGCTCTTGTCGTTCCGCAAACCAATTGCGGTTTTAACGAACTTACCAGGATCGTCAACAAACTCCTTCTTCAGCGCCGAGGCCTCCATCGGAGTGAGCGACACAACATTTGTCTCTAACGGCATCGTCAAAATAGCCGTAGTCGACGCTCCAGTTTCGGTATATAGCATAATAACCGCTGGACCATCAACTACAATCGCACCGCTATTTTTGACTTTGCGTGTTAGCATTAGTTTTCAACAGTCACCGACACTTCAGTTGTCGCGCTGGCGCCAATGATCTCAAAGTTCAGATCGCCATACATCGGCGGGTAGGCATAAACACCAGCACCCGACAAAACATCCACATTTTGCGGCCGAGCGGCGCCCACTGGAGATAGCTGCATTTGAATCTTTGCGTCACCCAATGTCCCTTCGACATAAACTGTGAACGCATCCGACACTGTTTGAACTGTACTCGAACCGTTGGCTGTATCGTCAGTAAAATGAGATGTTTGTGCCATGATAAAACCCTACTTCCTTAAAATTGGCCGATATGGACTACTAGCGAAAAACGTTTTTCTTGAACGAGAGTTTAACGGATGATACGCTATTGAGATATCTTTTTCTTCTGGCCAATAAAACAATCCGAGCAATTTAATGTCTTGGACGTAGCTGAAATTGTAATCTCCGATCTGAATCGATGTTGGAGAAAACTCGCCAACAGTAGTATCCGTCGCAAAACCGGATTGCTTTCCAGATCGCGCGTAACAGTCCACATTGACACCATCACACGAAACAAAAACCTCCACGACATCACCGTAATCAATTGCATCCACGGTAACGTCAACATTATCAGTAACACCAGCAATAGTCACTGCAAACCGAACCGTGGTAACTGCGGTCAAGCTGATTTTGACCATGTTGGTTGCATTTTCAACGATCGTGCAAAATACGCGAGAATACCCGTTTGTCGCGTCAACAACACCTTTGCAACTTTCTGGATAAACAAACACCGCACTGACGGACCACTGGGCCGACGATTCTAGGCTAAAATACAATTGCTCATCTGGGTTATTTTCGATCGAGCCCGCACGAATTGGATAAGAAACGCTGTCTTTGTCGGCAACACCTACAAACGCGACTAAAACGTTGTTGCTTGGGTAGTTATTCGAACTCGACGCACCGATATACCCAACCCACCTTGCTGCGCTAGCCTGGCGACTTGTCGGATCGGCAATTTCACTGCAATCAATCCAACCCTGATTATCGGATGTCAAAACTCCTTTTTCGGTATCCACAAAACCAGTCGTTCCGCACTGCGCCGTCAAGGAAAATCCCTGGCCCAATGTAACTTCCAATCCTGGGCTTTTTGCCATATTGAAAGCGTAAACATTGAATGCGATGTTTTTCGTGCTGTCGCAAACCGCGGAGCTTAGCGTGTAACCTCCCGCACCCCTGCCTCCTGTAGTTGAAAATTGACGAAACAATGTTCCTTCCGGAAACACACTGGCTGGCGGTTGAGGATCTAGGGCTCCATCACCAGAAACGTATCTCCATGTTGTGGTTTCCGAATCCCAGTAAACTGCCTGAACAGTAACGCCGGCCGTTGGCGCCGCGATCTGCGTTAATTGGTCAAGAATATTTCTTCCACCTGGCCGAATACAAACCGGCCTAACCGCCGATATCGAAGGTATTCTTGCAACCTCGACATTGCCGGAATTAGACCTTAAAAATCGAGAATGATCATAAAAGAAAATCGACCCCTCGTGCTTAGCCCAAACAACGCCATTTGACGAATAAAACGGACTAACAATTCGTTTTGTGCCAAGCATGTATCCACGCAACTCATTTGCGCCATCGTAAGTCGTCCCTGACAGACTGTTTTTGATCTGCTCTGCGAGAGTTTGAACCAACAAGCAGTTATTGATTGCATCCCACGTGTACAAACCAACAGCCGGTGATGATTCATCTCCAGCCGCAATGTGCGTTCCAAAAACCGCACCAGGCATAGCGCAAACAGGCTGCGGCGCCGTTCGGTACACTGTGTTGACATCCGAATATCCGCCATAGACTTCATGGGTATCAATCGCTGCGTTTTGGTAATCCGATAAATCCAGCAAGTGAATCCATGATCTGTTTCGGTAATCTACGTCTCCACTGTGGCTGATCAAGCCTTCAGGACATACGGCGCCAGTGTGCATGTGGGTTCCATTGCCTGATGCTCCAACCTCCCAAAATTGGTAAATCTCCCTGACGTTTTGGACGGTCCATTGATCTCCGATTGCCGAGCGAGTCATTCGAAACAGAAATAACTGACCACCTTGCGGTGAACTGGTTTTTGCAATGTAGTCAGCGACGGGGATAAATACGTCTGTATTTTCACTGCCAACAGAATACGGGTATGCTCCAGAAATCGAATAACGATGCCCTCGTTCTTTCCCAGATGAAACATCTCCAGAGATGATCGGAAGATCGCCACCACCAACCGCTTCAATCCGCTCAAATGTCAATCCACAATCTTGACTTATTGCCAACCCTACGCCTTTGATGACACCAGAAACAAGGCGCTCGCACTGCATGATGATCGCGCCGTTGTAAATGAACACTCCAGGCGTTGGCTTGTAGGTTGTCGTTCCCAAATCGCCGTCCATGATGTCGTCTGTAGCCCACGATCGAACAATCGTAGTGCCACGCAAGAAATACCATGTATTGCTGGATGAACGATACCAAACCGACAACGGTGTATGACCATCGTGATCAACACCAGACGATCGAAAAGCTGCATCGGTCCCTGGAATGGCCATCAACACTTCCCATTCCAGCGCAGGCATGTATGCGATCTCTTTACCGAATCTGACTTGATTCCGGCTAACCGCAACGCCTTTTTCGTCGATGGTTGAAACGTCACGACTGAAAACGAACGGAACATTGACGTTTCGTATGCTGTTCGAGACTGCTGCTGCCGATGATCCCGCGGCCGACTTAATCCCGATAGTAATTCCTATCCATTGCTCCGACGCGGACATCGACCAACTCACAGTTCCGGTCGAACCAGCGACATCTTGCACTTTGTAGGAAATTCCTTGCTCAGCGCTAGCGGCTCCCGTTCCAGATTGGTGATTCAAAACTGGAGTCCAGCCTGTTGGGTTAACAATCGTCACTCCACCAGCATTGTCATTCGTATGCAACTTCAGAACGAGAACATCGTCCTCTGTCGTCGAATAAGAGGACGTATCACTTCCATTGCTCGTGGCGTTTGCAGTGTTGAATCCGTCAATCGGACTTGCTGAAACGTTGGCGCCATCAATTGCAATTATTGACGCGACCACGCGACCACCGCCCGTCCAGGGAAACGTGTAGCTTGACGGCTCAGATCCAGCGTCAGTAACCACCTTAAACCAAGTCGCCGCGTGCGCTGGGTTCAAATCGACATTCGTTATCAATGTCCAACCAGATGGAGGCGTTCCCCAAGTGATCGTCGCAACCGCTCTAATGAGCGATACTGTCGCAATCATCACTGTTCCGTTTTGAACATAGGGTGGCTTGTCAACAGTAGCCGAAACCGCTGTCGTGCCGTTGTCGATCCATGTTTTTATGGCTACTGGAGATGCTGGCATGTTAAATCACTTCCATTCTTAAACCGTGTAAGCCTTGCTGGATCGAAACCCCTTGTCCAGCGTCTTTTATTAGTTGCGAAAACGACCATCGCTTTGCAACTTTAGACGGAACTAAACCGTCATTGAATTTGACCAATGTTCCTGCCGATCCACCACTTACCAACGCAAATTCACCGGGGATCTCAGACGTTTGAGAATCGATCTTCAGCATGTTAACCACGACCAGGCAGTTATTTCGCCCTTGATCTCCAAGCTTTACCAGGCATCGATCTTTAATGGTTGTCCAGATACCAGAAACGTAGACGATCCCGCCATACTGCAAATCTAAACCACATTCACAAAGCAGTGTATGAGGGCTATCGATGACATGCCCCATACTTTGGTCGTTTCTGGTTGACAATATGGATCTTGCGAATTGCAATCGCGGCCGAATGATAGCAATTTGATCGCAATGACCATCAAACTTCGTTTCGCCGGCAATGACAAAATCATAACCCCTTGCGTGGTCTGCGCACGTCACACTAATGTCTTCGATGACCGCTTTTCCATCCGCAAATTTAGGCTGATCTACAAACTGAAAAACGCCATTTACTGGTGACGCCAAATGAATATGAAATCCACCAATATTGAGTCCAGATCCCATTGATCGGAACATCGGTTTATCAGGCGGTCCATTCCAGATCATCTCAACCGTCGCTGACGGCTTGGCGCGACCCATCATTGATGATGCACCAGTCATTTTCAGCCCGTTAATTTTTCCGATGTCGATTGTGTCAGTAACCACAATTGGACCACCAACAAGCTGTACTGGAGATCGCGTAAGCTCCGCCTCTTTGATCGCCGCGCTCAAATCCGATTGATTAAACATGAAATCTCCAAATCAAAACGATATTGTTGTGAATTCGCCACCACCAGACGGCGCCGATGGATTATCAATTAGTTTTATCTGCGCCTCGATTGTCATCGGATTGAACATATGGTTTATTTGCGTGTTGCTCTGCTCTCGCAAAAACGGATCGTTTTTATTGAACACTGCAATTCCTTCACCTTCATGCAGTCTAACCCTAAACCCGTCCTTTTGATCCAAGAGCGGTACAGCAACGCTACTCAGGTTGTTAGTAGTGTTGCTTGTTCCACCGGCAGTACGAGACAGTCTTGTATGCTTCCACCATGCCAACAACTCACGGCTACACCAACCTGGGCTAGGTCGTCTATCTGGAGTATGTTGCGTTACTTGGCACTCCTGACGCAAGATAATGCCAGACGGAATATCATCGGCATCCGAATCAAGTTTTACCGCACTGACCTGACTTCCTTCGTTCAATCCAATAATCGGCTCAACGGTAATGTAAGGAATTATTTGCATGCCAGTATTCGACAACGCCATTGCAATGGGCAAACAAAAATGAAGATCATTTACTTCAACAACATCACTGATAGTGTTGTTTTCAATAGCGAACACAAGTGCCCACGGATTCACGGTTAAATCCTGCGCTGTTCGTCCACAAAAAGCACGAAACGCATAAGACTCGCCTGAAATAGTTATAGTGCCAGTAACGTCCATAGGTACTGCATAGGCAATGCTAGTATTGACATTCTCTACTGACAGTCCAACCCGTTCACCCGGCCTTAGTGTAAATCTTTGAGACGATGACCTTGCTTTGAAAAATTGGGATGGTGACGCAATGCTCCCGAATCCAGGCGTTACGAATATTTGCGTATCAAGCAAACGAGTATTTCGCGTGACCAAGCTCGAACGCATCACTGGTTCAGATGTCGGCAAACTTGGACCCCAACATTCACCAACAAACACATCTGCTGGAAATGCAGAGTTATCACTGTCAAGGGCAGTTATCTGTGCTGGTTTGCGCTGCACGACAGACGACGGCACAACCATTCGAACAACTGGAAAAATTGTGGACGAGATTGTTGGATAATCTGGCAACCATTTTAACGACTGTATTTCAATGATTTTTTCTGACCCAACTTCATTGAAAATAGCCAAATATGCATCGCTGCTAATTTGAGGAACATCAAAACCGCTAAGCCTCGACGCGCTAGCTGCGGCCCCGCTAAGAAATACTTGCGGTTGACCAGCATCCGATCGTGCTATCTGCTGCGTTAATTCGCCGAAAATTTCAACAAACAATTGATACATGCTATTCCTTAGTGAACTCCATCCACGTATCAAGTAATCCTGCTGCTCCAGACACGTTGTACACCATCGCCATCTGGTTGCCACCACTGCCACGCAGCGTTAATGGCTGGACATTAGAGTCTCCATAACCAGCATCCCAAATAATATTGAGCGGAACGAATGTCTCAAATTCATCTTGAGTATTACCAGTGATAGCAGCTTCGTCAGACGACCAAAAAATTCGCCTTAACGTCAATGGGGTTCCGGCAATAGTTCCAGCATGACCGTAAGTTGCCGTGGTAGGTGGTGTATTTGTAGAATCATGTGCAATCGGCGTGATCGTTGTTGGAGCCGTCAAACCAGGCGAGCCACCTTGGAAGACTCTTAGTTCAATCGCACACTGAACACCAGTAACAGCGGCAGTTTGCGCATTCAAAAGTCCTACACGACGAATCTTCAAAATTTCCGTCGCGTGACCATTGATAATTGCAGCCATATTTTTGGTTGCAGCAAAAGCAATACCGTTATAGTACGCTGTAAATGTTTCGGCCATCGAAATCTACCTTTGATATAAAACTTTTTCTTCGTCTTGAAAACGACTAACGATATTTTGCTGGACACAAGCCCAACCTTTTTCTATCAAAATACCGATTGCCAATTTGCCCTGTTCTTTTCGATCGCCGGGCGGCATGCCTCGAACACGATCAGTCTGCGATTTAATTGTGAAATCAACAACTCGCTGAAGTTCCATTGGTGACAGCGCTTGCGGAACATCGCAAATCCAACCGCGCATCGCATCGAAGTGCATCCGAACCTTGTTCATTATGTTTTTGCCACTGCGATTGTTAAAACCAAGTTGCTAATCCCAGAACACGATTCAACTTCAACTGCCAATTGATTTTCGGCCACTAGCCCTGTAGTCCACCCGGTAAGGTTGGTGTGCCGCGTGTTTTGCTGCGCGCTTAATGTCGGCTTACTGCTACCGGTTATTGTGTCAGTGTTTGTTGGCAATCCTGCTGCTGACCACAAATCAATGACAACGCTTCCGGTTGCATTGGCTGTCATTTCGATAAATTGTATCGTTCCTGAGTACGGTATCCGCGCGGTTTCCTTGAACCCTGTTGTTATATCCGATCCAGACGAGTTTTTGATCGTAATTGTAATGTATTCCAAGCCGGTATTAACGCCGCTGATTGTTGCATCACCAGCAAACGTCAATGCTCTGTTCGCATCATTCAACACGACAGATAGCGTTCGGTTTGCGCTGAGATTTTCACCAATGGAAACCTGCGCATAATGATTAGCACCGGTGTCGTTGAGCCGGATCGCAGCTAACGCCACTGTGGATTGCAGATTAAGCGTCCCTGCGGCAAACGATAAATTCGCACCGACTGTCACCGCGGACCATGTATCCGCAGCCGACCGATAGTAGATCGTGTTGGTTCCACTTAGCGCGGCAATCGCAGTGAGATCGGCATCAAGAGGTTGCTTTCCAGCCAAGTCGGTCGTCAGATTCGTAATGTCTGACTGTGCATGCGTGTGGCTTGCTGCCGCTGCACCAACGTCAGCATAACCAAGAACAACAGTGCCAGTTTGACCGTTTACGCTTACGATTGTTGGAAGCGGATAATCCCACTCCCTCCAATCAGTCAGTTCAGTTGGATCGTCACCGAATAAAATCCAGACAGTTCCGGTATCTGCTCGATAACAAAGATCGCCCTTTTGAGCATCAAGCAATAGCATTTCGACTTGATCGGCGGCATCAAAAGTATCGACGATCGCCAAGCTTGGTATTTGGCTGGTAGGCACTAAACCGCCAACCAGGTCTGCTTTGGCTGTCAATACAGAAACCAGGCCAGTCACATCGCTTTGAGCGTGTGTGTGACTTGAAGCGGCGAATGCTGACGAGGCCTGTGTCGCTGCCGTCCCCAGGCCTAAAGTTGTCCTCTGCGCGGCGGCATCGACATCATCCAGCAAATTTTTGCCGGCCGTAGTAACGTCTCCACCCAATTTTGAAGTACTAACGGCGCCAGTGTCGATTGTCCAGGTTGCTCCAGACGCACTAACAACAATATCGCCTTTATCTCCATCGGCAATCGCACTTTTGTCGGCCCACGCAACATCGAAGTTTGTTGCGCTTTGTTTTTCGATGACCTGACCCGTTGTTCCACCAGCGGGAATCCCGGCGCCGATTAGTCCGTTTGAAATGTTGACCGAAAATTGAGTCTGCGGCGACGTTACACTAACACTGTAAGCCTGAACAACTGTCGTTATGTTTACAGTGATGTTTTCGCTCATCGAGTAACATCCTGATCGATAACAAGCGTGCCTTCAATCGGCGTTCGAATAACACCTGACGCATCTGTAAATTCGACATCCCAGTACCAATTTCCAACACCGAGATCCAGCACTTGCGCTGGAATGTTGACGATCCAATCATCTGCATCTGTGATGGTGATTGTTGCCGGGCTCTGCAAGCTTAAATCAGCATCTCCTTCGCTGTTTTTTCGCTTCCTGAATTGCATCCTGACCGACGACAACGCGACCGGTGGGGTTGCATTGTCAATTTCGACCGTGATCGTCATCCCTGGCCACGTATCGCCATACTTAATGCTTGAAAGCGTAACTCGTTCGGCCATTCAGGGTTATCCTTGAAACGTTAATTCATTGTTTAATCTTTGCCAATGCTGAAGCATTCTCTCGCAGCGCGATCGTGTTGTCACGAACAACATTAGCCATATTGTCGACCAACACCTTGTACTGCGCGATTCGTTCTGCATCGCGCAAATCATAGTTGTCATCTCGATCTTTGATGAATTTGAGAAACTTGATAACAAGTATCAGCATCGCAACAGCAATTGGGCTCGATTCTAACAGCCCGGTAAGCACTGATATCATAGGATCTACCACCTGTGCAATCATCCAGCACCCCCTCCTGATTGATTACAGCCATGCGTCACCAAAGACGCCTGAACAGCCGCAATTTGAGCGTCTTTAATTTCTTTCGCTGCCATCAGCGCCGCTAGTTCCGCTTGCAGTTCGGCTAGCTGAGCCCTCAACAGTGGACAATTCGGATCTTCGTCTAGCATCGCTGATGTGTTGTTCTGCTTGTCTCCTGAGTTCATACGAAAGTACCTTTCCAGGGTTTGCCTGATAGCCGATCCAACCGCCGAACAAAAATGCTAACATTAGCACCCATGCCCTACAGAGAATTGACGATAACCAGTTAATTCGAGCCACCGATATCCTCACAAGCAGCGACGAATAAAATCGACTACCCATCTCAGGACTGTCAGGAAAATCAAAAGGTGAATTAGGAAACGTTCGAGGGCTTGCCATTTTTTACTCCGCTTCATTCGCTGGGTCACGGTCGTTTTGTCCGTGGCCTGCATCGATCCTCCATTCCCCTTACTCAAACACTCGACACGTAGTTAAAGCAGCTTGCGGTCCATGTTCCCTACATACACCGGCTGCTTTGCCATTCCAAGCAAAACACCGAACCACGGATTTACGTACATTTCCAGCAATCGAACAATCGCGTAGTAGGCCATGCCAACCATCCACCCAACTAGCGGTTCTAGCGCTGCCAAAAATGACGCAAGCAGCTTATTAAACTCGGCAATCGTTTCTTCAGGAAATTCAATGTTGTACTTCTCTTTCAATGCCGTCATAACGACGCTAATTAGCGAGACAATGCCGGCACGAATCGATGATGCTAAAAAATCTTTGAATTTATCCACGCTCAATCTCCTTGGGTAAATAAAGAAGCCCCCTGCCGCGGCGGCGCGTGCGACAGGGGGCGCGGCGATGGGAATTATCGGCGAAATAATCGCCTACCATATGACTGGTTTGTCGGACACCGGCCACCAGGACACGACTGGTTGATCAACGACTGCCTAGTTACAGTTCTTGACCGGACAATCTCCTGATTTCCTGACACGACCACCGATCGTATTCTGCTAGAACCGTCCCACGCCCAACCTTCATGCAGATTGTCATGGATTGCTCGAAGTTCCGATAACGCTCGGCCATCAAGTTGTTCGACTGGGATCTGGTGATTGCTTCCAAGCAAGTGAGATCGCAATGAACCCACCGTCCACGAAACACTATTGATCGTCCATTCAGACAAAGCGCGACGGACAATTTGGATCCGCGCTGGTTTTTTAACCTCTACCGTCCGAACAACAACGGAAGGCCTTTCCGTGGCCGTAGACTTGCGCGGGAGTACATTCGCAAGCTGGCTTTCATAGCGTACTGCGGGCGTTGGATCATTGCTGAGCCCGAATGTTTCGGCGCTTGAAACAACAGACGCCTCGGCGACCCCCGCATCTCCCAGACCGAACATATCGTCTGCGAAACAAGCGGCCGGACACAACAAGACGATTAAAATCAAAGTACTTAACGTTTTCATAGCCCAAAAGTTTCCTCCGAGATATCACCTGGGTCCACTGCTCCAGATTGACTTTGTTCAATGGAACGAATTTCCGAATCCATCTGGTCACGATACTTCCTGAGCGATTCCACGTATCGAGACTTCCACTTCAGATCGCTTGGATCACTCGGCGGATCGACTGGTGGGTCACTCGGCTTCACATCCTCGGCCCAGATCGGCCACATTTCACTTGCGGCGCGAGCGGTCCAGTAACAGTCTTTGACAGTCGGATCGCTCAAGCCGTCCGTATCGTAATTAACGTCTCCACCTGGCAGTTCGATAAACTCCCAGTCTTTAGGACGCGGGAATCCTTTGACGATTCGGCCTCGCATTTGGTCGTAGATCGTGTTCGTCAACTGGCCACCGCCATACCAGCGATTTCCTTGACGAATCGACCACGTTAGCAAAGCTTTCATCAAGTGGTCAGAGTCACCCCAAACACCGGAGCCAGATTGACCGCCGATCGCATTGGGGAGCCACAACAAGACGCCATTGTTGATGGTTTGAAATTGTGCAATGTCGGTCCCTGCATGCTTGACGCATTTGGGGTATCCCTTCGTGTACATGCTCTCATTCTTTGCCGGCAAACCTTTCGTAAGATAAACCGGTTGAACTTGAGTTAGCCCTGGAACATAAAGCAGCGCCCAGTCGGCGCCGATTTCGTTCCGGTTGTACATAACCTCGACAATGTTTCCAGTGAACCGTTTGTTTCCGAGCGACTCAGCCTCGACAACAATGTCTCGATCTGGATCAGTCCCGGCAACGTGGCCATTAGTCATCACCAACGAACCGTCTTTCCACTTTCCACACACTGAACCTGAACCACAACTGTTTTGATTCAGTATTCGACAAACAGCCCTTGTTGCCGGTCCTGTTGAACTCATTTTTAAACCCTACATCCACAATTAAAATTTTGACGATTTTTTTTTACAACGATTGAACGCACTCGAACTAGCAAGCCATGTCGTACTGCGTTGTCATCACTGCATAAAACTCGATTTGTCGAAGCATAGGGTGCGCGTTTTCGATCCATGAAAATGCGTCTAACAATTGAAGCAAGAGCGGGATGAATTTTTCAAGAAACGCGGCAATGCCTTCCCAGTTTATAGATCCGCGATCTATCTGACCGTCCTCGCCAATGGGCGCCGCTTCTGAACCGCTTGCCGACATCTGCAAAACCGCCATGTCTTCGGCTTGCTTGCGAAACGCCGGCGTGATCATTGCAACTCGCAACCGAACAACGTCCAGACGCTTAATCTTCCCCTCTTTGTGAGCCTTAATTGCTGCCTGAATTACGGCTCGATGAAAACTGTCTTGAGCCTCGCGGACCTCAACCTTGGATGGCTCTTGCTCTTGCCGTCCGTCCGACACCCCGCCGATCGCCGAAAGGACAGTAAAAAACACCGCAAACAAAAACAACCTTGCATAGCTACTCATACCGACCGCCTTTGAAAAAGTTTGAGAATGAAACACCATTACAGCGAGATAATTCTAGGATCACCCCCCTTCTTGGCTAAAAGTCAATCTTTCTGCGACTTTATATCGCTGAGTTTTAACTTTCAACAAGCCACAAATCAATTTTTTGATGGAGTTTCTGGTTTTACGACCGAATCAAAGGATTTTATCAGCGCGCCTTCAATCAATTTCAAGGACACGGCAAAGTCGTCGGACTGACGCAACTTGGCAATTTGAAGGCTGATATTCATGCGGTCGATAGGGTCAAGGCGAGACAATTCTGAAGCGCATCGCTGGCAAATTGGCGTAATTTGCAGCGGTTTACTGACTGAACAGGTGCAAAGATAGCATGGGCGAACAATATTCATAAAAAAAGCTTGGTAGATTTTACTCTACCAAGCTCAGAACCCTGCAACAACCCTCAAGGAGACACTTTTTATATCGACACCAGATTCGATGTCAACTAAAATTCGATCTCATTTTTTTCTTGTGGCGTATTTACGCCAACCGGATCAGACTCGGCTTCATCGGCCGTCACCGAGGGCTCGTCGCATTGCTTTTGCAGCAACTCGTTCATCGACGATGGGTGAACGGACTCGTTGGCGACCTCATCGATCGTCGGGCAGTAATGAGGCACGGCGCAACAACCTTCCGGTTTTGGGCCGATCTCAACTTTTGCAACAAACGCCAAACCAGCACTGTCAGGAGAAAACACATTCAGATTGACAGTCCCGTTTGGATTCGTACTGACAATGATTGCTGCCAACGGCTGGCTGCTCTCGGTACGGTAAAAATCAACAACTTCCCCTACTCGCATCTTTAATTCCTTGACGGCGAAACACCTGCTGTAACCAATGGAAGATCCTTCAGCATCGCCGTAATCTCTGAAACGATCTTATCCAATGTCTCGTCTGCGACCGTCCTGTCCATCGACCGGACTACAAGCCACACTCCGACCCTAACAAAATCCTCTCCAACTTCCTTTTGAGCGCAACGAGTCAACGCACCCGCTCCAACCAGTTCTTCAACCAGTTGTGTGGATTGTATCGCAGCAACAATTCTCGCAATCGCTATACCCTTGTCCAAAACAATACACCATCCTTGCCATCTTCGATGTCTGAAACCAACCTACTCTTAAACGACAAAGACTTGAATATCCGTATGGCTGGTTCATTGTTTTCTGGAACAAGCGAAGTAATTGTGAAAAAATCTTTGCGACTACCGTACTCCTCCACCACTCGTTGAATCATGTCGCTCGCAATACTTCGGCAACGATAATCCTGCCGAACACCAAACCTTGCAATCTCTACCGTCTTCAATGCCTTGAACACTTTGAGAAGTGCGTACCCGATCATAATCCCAGACACCTTGTAGCCGATAGAACCTGGCTCCCAAATCTTACTTGGCATGCCATTGTAAAATATCGACCTGTCGGGCTCTGGTATTCCAGACTCGAAGCAAGCCCTATCAAGAGCGCTGATGTCCATCACATCCATATCATTGATCATTCTGAATGGCCTCGATGGTTATCCAAACTCCGATAGTTTCCGAATACCGCTTTCGGTTCACCTGCTCAACAACTTGAGAATCATCTTTGTACGCTATGCCAGTCAATCCATCTTCGACGGCTCTAACCATCTTTGTTAGATCTGGCTTAAACAGATGAAACTCTGACTTGCCTTTCTTTAAGTCGCCTTTTTTCGTGAAGTGAGAAACCGGCCTTCCCAGTTGAAATTCAAGCACTAACCTCACTGGACCTGCAATGGGATCAGTAAAATGCTGACTGGCATTAAACCCAACCCACTCCATCCATCCTTTAGCTTTTGGGTTGTCGTGAGTAACCGAAACTCCCAACTTTCCATTTGCCTTACGGAAAGGAAACGCATGCTTGCTTCCTGCTGTGGCCGGTTCGCCACTCACAAAAAATGTTATCATTTTCCACGCGACTTTCTGATTTCGGCGCAGCGGTCATCTGTTTCGGCGTTGATTGCTTCCTTGTAGACAAAAGCGTCCTGGCCATCGCCTTTAATCATCTCTATGTATTTGGCGGCGATCTTCTTGCATTCAAGGACTGCATCACAATCTGCCAACTCTTTTTTAACTTTTGCAAACAACGCCATATTTGGATTTTTATCACCAGAAACGGACGTTGATTCCTCGGCAGAATCTTTCTCCGGTTTCTTCTCGACCGCATCGGCAACAACCGGTTTTTCGCTGACTTCCGATGTTGTCGAAACGAATTTGTCGGCAGCTATTGTTTTGGCCGATGATTCACTAACCACCGGCTCGACTTTGATCGGATCGTTTTTTCCGTCGACCAAGATCTCCGTCACCTGAGCCAGCGTTCGCCGCGTCTCGACCGGCTTTACAACTTCGCTCTCGTCGATAACTGGCTGGATGTCCATGTCCATCGCTCGAATCGCTTCGGTATCGTCAATGACGCACCAGCCACGTGCAACTCCGTAATGCATCGCTGTCTTCATGGCCATCGGAACATAATGAATGTGCCACGGATCGCTCGATTGAGCCCACGACTCCTTCAAAGCAAACTGATAGCTATCACTTTCATCCCGTCGCTGATTAATGAGTTTCTTTGGAACCCACCCGCGACTAATTGTGTGTCCCGTACTGATCTGCTTGACAACCAACACGATGCCACGCAATTCTTCTTCGGTCGTCGGCGGATCATCGAAATCAATGTTTCGAATCTCCACATCACCGTCTCTGGTGATCTGAATATCGTCATTGTATCCAATAGGAACAGCCAGCATGGTCATGTTCGATCGCTGAGCAAGGGCGTTGAGCCCGCGGTGGCTAAGCTGATAGGTCAAATTGGGTTTCTGGTCTTCCCGCCTCGCTCTCCTTGGAATCGCATAGGCAAGCGATGTCGGTCCGCTGCTTGGCATAATGTTGGTCAGCGCTGCAACCGCAATCACCGCTCCAACACTAGCCGGCGTACAGTTGTAGAATTCTTCCGGCTTTCGGCTGCACTGAGCAGCTTGCGACAATGCGACAGCAATCCGCGCCGATGCCGCTTTCGCTCTGTCTTCGCCAACCCAATCAACCAAAAGGCTGTTTGCGTTTTTCGTGGCCATATCACGAAACTGACGAGGCACTGACATTTCTTTTTTTTGTTCAATTTTTGCTACTTCATTATTCATGCTTTTTTTCCTGATCGCCTTAAAACTCTGCGCGTATGCGCTGCTGTAACACACTCTTTCCGTTCTTCGGTTAAATAGCTGTAGCTCCCAACCGCAAACGGTAGAATTCCTTCTTCTGCATCACCGATCGCAAACTTCAATTTGTTTTTCAGCGATGCTTCTTCAGTTTTCAATCTTTTAATATCCTCTTGCACTTCAAGCAAGCGACGATCCCACTCGATTGCCTCCTCTGGAAGAACAATGGACTTCCTCTCTTGTTTTGGATAAGCAACCCTCAGCCAATCCGAAGTCGCTTCGCTGCCATCAATCGGCGGAACTTCCATCCGGTTGACATATCCCCAAAACTCAGACAACTTCAAAATCATAGCGGCAATAAATGCATTGTCGCGTTTGATTTTTTTGACAAACAATTCATTGCCTCCAACTAATCCAGCTAGATAGCAATACCTTGCTCCAGTAACCGCCATCTGATGCTGACACTGAATCTCATATTTTAGAATCGGTTCGTCGCCCTTCCAAGCTTTCTTCAAATACGCATCATTATATTTGAATTCCACCGGAACCGCTTCGTCGTCTTCAAGTGCAATTCGATCTAGCGTCGCCGCAAGCCACGGAAAAGTCGGATGGTAGAATATCGTGTAATCGCCTGGATCATAAATCGGAATCTTCAAATCGTCGGCCACTTCATCCGAAATAATTCCTTCCATCCGTTTGCCGCGCTCAACACGCTTTTTCACATCTGGCGGAAATTCAACTTCAGGCCCACCCGTCTTGCTGCTCCAGACAGTCACGATACTCTGAGACACATAACCCATCCCAAAGATTCCGGCCGTATCACTAGCGCCAATCGCTAGGCGCCTTGCATCCCTCCATTCTGCTTCGTTTTCATACGAAACACTTCGACATCCGTTTGGAAATTGAATCACAAAACCTCTGATCGTAATTCACCAGAATCAACTTGAGCCGCAAACACCAGCAACCCACGATCTTTCGCCATCTGAGCGACTTCAACACGCTTCTCTGGATCGAGCGATTGCCAGCCTTCTTGCTGAATACTGAGAATCGCATTTCTCCCAAGCCCCTTGGCGGCAATATCAAATGCCAGCCTCCAGCGCTCTCCAGTCGACAACTCAGAAACGGGCTCCATGCCTCGATCGCTGTGAACGCAAAGACGGCCATCCGATACGCGAATCATGTCAAAACCTGACTTGATCAACGACTCCTCCAGCACTGCATCCATGCTTCGGGCTCGCACCCGCATTTTCTCCGCAATCGCCTGCTCCTCAAGACCTGATGCCTCGCTTTTCACTGCTCGATCCCAGGTTTCCTTTCCGCGACGAACAACTTCTGCGTTTTTGATTCGATCCGCGGCTTTGTTGACGTACAACTGAGCGTCGCCGATCGCGTCTTCGTCAACTTCATCGGGAATCGCAACCGAAACCGTTTTTCGAAGCGATTCAATCTTCTGCTGCCGGCTTCGCTCCGTCGCCAATGAAGCCCGAAGCGATTCGATTTCTTTTCCAAGAGCATCGAACTCCAACTCCTTCTGCTCCACCAAACGACGAAACCGAACAAGCTCTCCTTCCGCAACCTCTCGCGCTGAACTCTTAGCCTCTATCTCACGCTCAAGCAAGAGAATGTCAACGCCGCTCTCGCTGTTTATTCGCTGGATCTCCTGGTCAGCAATTTTGACAGCCTGCATTGACTTTTCCCTCGCTGTCTTTGCGGCGTTCAATGCTGCCAATGTCTGATACGCTTCGTCGTACTCCGACTGCAATTTCTTGGCGTCACACGGCGCTGTCAAATCGATATCTTTCACTGATTTCTTGAGCGCCGCGGCCTCGCTCAGATACGAATCGGCCTTTTTTTCACGACTCAGCGCGACATTGTGCAATGCTCGCCGAATCTTGTCGGACGTTTTGACCGGATCATCAACCACTAGGTCGTTAACCACGATCAACTCGCCAAACTCCCCAACCGTTTCGATCCATTTTTCCTGTGGAATCGTAATGCCGGCCAAACGTACCACTGTCTCCAGCCGCTTTGAATCTGCGGCTTGCGGATCTTTGATTCCTGGGTCAACCAGAACGCTTGGATCAACTCCAGCATCAATCGATTCGACCTCCAACTCGCCAAGTGCCGTTGTGCGACGACCCAACCGAACAGTCACACCAAAACCCTTGATCATGCCGTGATCGGCGCCGTCTGTAACCGAAAGCTTTTTCCTGTCGTCAGCATCGGACAGCGCATTAATCGCAGCCAACGCATGCGTCTTTCCGCTTCCACATCGACCTCGCAGCAAAACGACACCACCTTCTTCAGGAACATTCAACTCGAAGTTCTGAATAGGACCAACTTTTTTGATTTCAATCGTCTTCATATCACTCCCGCCAAAACAAACATAAAAAAACAAATCACAATCAAGCAAACAACGAACAGCAGGCGCCGCCGGCCCTCCGTCACTGCATCTATTTCACTAACGACATTACTTCCAAACCTTGACATCCCGTAGTAACCATACGCCTCAATCAGAACAGCCCTTCGTATCGCTCGCTTGTCATCGCGGCTCAACGACTGCTTTGAAACCCAATAGACAAGGCGACGGTACATCCCTACTTCGTCAAAAGCAAACGCATCAATGCCTGGAACGCTTACGCTGATCCATTTTCCCTTCCGCTCTACCCTCCACTCTTGGTTCATCACAAATCAACTCCTTCCTGACAAACTCCACGTGACTAGGCGCATCCAACCCAACCTTGACGACACCGCTTCGAATGGCGTTGATTGTTATCTCGTAACGACTTCCCGTTTCGTGGTCAATAACAACAATAACCTCGTCAACTTTCCTTCCCAACACTAACATTGCTTCCCTGCTCTTTCTTTCTTACTGCGATGCAGTCAAAACGTCCACGATATTTTTACGAATCACTTTGCAATAACGCTTGATAGTGCTAATCGTAAGCTCATCACCCGAATGCTCAATCTCAGAAACCCAAGATTGCGATACATTCAACTGCTCAGCAATCTGCACTTGCGTTTTTCCCAACTGAGCGCGAAACTCAGCTAGAACAACACCTATTTTCTTTGGCATTATTTCTCCTTTTGTAGTTTACTTGAACCATGTTTAGCTTATATTAGCTGTAGCATATATTGTGTCAACACAAAATCTGGATAAAAACATGAACGAACTCTTGTCGCCGATCGATCGCCAAACACTTCGCCGCCTGGAAAAGCTTATAGACGACAACATAAAGGCGTTTCTAAAATGCGGAAATGCTTTGAAGGAAATCAGGGACAATAAGCTTTACAGGGAAACTCACAAAACATTTGAGGCGTACTGCGAGGATCGGTTTGAATTCGGCAAGTCCCAGGCGTACCGGTTGATTGACGCTGCGGATGAAATGGCGTCGATCCAGCACCTACCAGGCTCGGAAGCAATCACCAGTGTTGCTCAGGTTTCCAGCATCGCAAAACTAAAACCTGAAGACAAGCCAAGCGTTCTTGCCGATATTGCCGCAAGCAAGAAAACCAAAAAGTCGGTCAACAGTATTATCAAAGACAAAATCAACGAAACTATCGACATACCGCTTTCTGAAGCCGTTGACAAGATTATCGAAAAGCGCATAGAAGACGACGAGGCGCCACCTCACACTGCTGGCGCCGCAGACAGACGGCCGAAAATCTGGGCCGCGGCCAACAAGCTTGATGGCTTGCTGAGTGATCTGAAAGCAATCGCCGTAACAGACGGTGGACAGTACGTTAAAAAAGATCTGGAGATGTTCGAGAACGAACTAATGCTTTTGAAGCAGCGAATTCGTTCATGCGCCTATCATGCAATCTGCCCATCGTGTGACGGTCGAAAATGCAGAACATGCCTAAAGACTGGGTGGATTGCGAAAAACGTCCTTCCGATGCTTTCTCCTACTGAACGAGACAAACTGGGGATTCAATGAAATTTTTGTTTGAAGATTTTTTCACCAAAGAAAAGTCGACCGAGATTGTTTCTGAAATCAGCAAGCAGTCTGTTGTCCTTCGAGACTATCAGATTGCGGCCGTCAACAACGCCTACGCCTGTCTGGAAAAACACCAGTCGACTCTGATTAACCTTCCAACCGGAACGGGAAAGTCCGTTTGTTTTTCAGAGTTTATGCGTCGATGGGAGGGCGGTCGAATTTTGCTGATGGCTCACCGCAAGGAACTAATCTACCAGGCTGTCGGACACGCCGGCAGAGCCAACCTGACGGCCGGAGTTGAAATGGGCGCCAAGCGATGCCGGGGCGATGAGGATGTTATCGTTTCATCCGTTCAGACCTTGATCGCGCCTTCCAAGTGCCAGGATTGCATGGGCGCCGGATGTTCTGTTTGCGGTGGATCTGGGAAGGTTAGGCGGATGACTCGCTTCTCTCCGTTTGACTTTGGGCTTCTCGTGATCGACGAGGCCCACCACGCGGTTGCCGACTCATATCGAACAATTATGGGGTTTTTTGGCCGAAACCCCAACATGAAAGAGCTTCTCGTCACGGCAACACCGCAACGAGCGGACAAAAAGGGTCTGCACAACATTTGCACATCCGTCGCCTACGAAATGAGCCTGCCGGATGCGATCGATCTTGGATGGCTTGTCCCTATTCGGCAGAAATTTGTCACTGTTGACGGGCTGGATCTGAGCAAAGTTGATGTCTCGAAGGGCGATTTAGTCGCAAGCCAGCTTGAAAGCGCCTTTCTGGGGACCGATGAAGATGAAGAACGAATGCTCCACGCGATTGCCAAGCCCGCGGTGGATCTCGCTGCCGGCCGCTCTACGCTTGTTTTCTCAAGCGGCAAAGAGCATGCGGTTAAATTGACTGCTGCATTCAACGCTTACGAGGGGGTGACTGCCGCCTGCGTTATCGAAGACACCGACCCGCTCGTGCGAGATCAGGTGATCAGCGATTACAAGGCCGGCCGAATCCAGATTCTTGTCAACTGCATGGTTTTCACTGAAGGGTTCGACGCGCCCAACACCGCGGTTATCGTCAATTGCCGGCCAACGAAAAGCGAATCATTGATCGCTCAAATCATCGGTCGAGTAACCAGACCACTGCCTGGGGTTGTCGACGGCCCGCAGACGCCGGACGAACGCAAACAAGCAATAGCAGACAGCGCCAAGCCATACGGGCTCGTGCTTGATTTTGTCGGCAATTCTGGCCGTCACAAAATAGTCACGACGATCGACATCTTGTGCGGCGATAAAGTTGACCCACTGGACATCGAGGAGGCTTTGAAAGTCGCTCAAAAATCAGAAGAACCGGTCGACATGGAAGAACTGGCTGAAAAGGCAAAACAAGCACGAGAGGAGCGCGAAAAACGAAAAGAACTCGATCGGCTACTGCGATTGACCACTTCGAACTATGCCAACGCGGCCGACTATAGCGCGGTCGACGTAAGCCTGTTTACTGGAGAAAACTTTGAATTTCAAGCGGATGATCAGCCGGCCACGAAAAAGCAAGCCGGTTTTATGAACCATTTTTGCGGAATCCCTTTTAAGCAGGGAATCAAACTTACCAGCCGGCAAGCAAATGCCATTATCTCTGAATCACGGCACAAAGCTGCTTCTGACTGGGAGAAGATTTTCTCAATGGCTCGATCAAAAGAAGATCTTCGGAGGGCCGGTCTTCAACTCAACAATCGAAAATCGAAAGACAGATTGATTAGCCACAACGCGACTCTTTCTCGACTTCGAGATTTTTACAACAAAAAAATGAAGGATCTTGATTGATGCGAGACACACCGGAATACCAAGAGCGAGAAGCCATTATGAAGTTTGATGGCAAGGTTTCTGACGACGAACTCACTGTCATGCTGCCATACCAGCACGCGCTTGCATTAATCGATTCTGCTGGAGGCATTCTTGAATTGATGGAAATTGCAGCTATGCTAAAAAAAGAAGTCGAAAACAACTACGAATGGACAAAAGGCCCGCTTCTCGGCATTGTCAAGAAAAAGTGGGCGTCCAAAAAAAATTCGTTTACATCAAACGAAAAAGCCGAATAACCAAATTACATCTTAATCCAGGGGTAGCCCCTGCGAACTGATGGCGGGCTCGACCCGGTACCAGGGCTGGCTACATGAAACACCAAGATAGAAAATGTTTGTCCCAAAAAATGGGACGAATCTTACCTAGATTAACATTTCTCTATCCGTGGACAGGAGCGCCCGCGGGCGTCGGTGGATACCACGATAAAAACACGGAGGGCGATCGAAAGCGGTGGGGGCGATGGGTGGTGAAGACAACCTTTCGTTTACTTTCGACTGAGCCTGCAAGGGCTCTCTCTGCTCAAAGGGCTCCGAATAGTGAAACACAACAAGGACCGAGCGGTGCAAATGGAAAGTCAACAACAGTCGGGGCGCGCGCAGGGCGATGATCCTGTGAAAAATTTCACAAAGTCTCCCGAATCTTCAAACGTAATTGTCGAAATGTGCCATGACGGGTGCATTAAAGTTTACGGACCAAAGAATGTGAATGTCACATTTGTAAATCGACCGAAAGTTTCTTCTGTTGATGCCGAATTAAAGCTCGAAGAATTGATAGAATCGAGCCTTCCCATTCGTTTCGCTGAGAATTACTACCCAAACGCACTTCGGGCTCAAAACGTGTTTAAGCCGCAAACAATGCAAGAGTTTCAGCATACCGTCTGGGCTCTTTCTGCCGACGACGCGATAAGGCGCGCTGGTAATCCAGATTTCTACGTCCAGAAAATGAGAAACTTGGTGGCGAGGGCTCTTGAAATCACTCGTTAGCGCCCGAAAGCGATCAAACCGTTCGTCTCGTCAAAATAGATCGGCGCCGCACTTCCCGATGGAACCTGCCTCAAGAATCCGTAATCGATGCCACCGATAATCTCATCGGCTGGAGCCGTATCGTTCAGGACGATCAATGTTCGGTAAGCAGCCATTCCGGCTCCACTGCTCGTCCAAACTGGTGAAGCAATGATTAACCTTGGGATGTCATTGCTATCGAGCCCCCACGATGTGACGGTCAATGTAACTCCTCCGGTCGTGTATCCATTGCCGTTGGCAATTTCATCTCCAGAGCAATCCGCCCATTCATTCCAGTCAAGATCCAGCGCAGAGGTTATTAGCCTCGCTTTTAATGTGTCTGAGCCTAGCGTGTGCTTTTCCGCGGCAAGTGCCAAAATGAATTGGTTTGATATTTGAAACTGAGACATTGTTTTTTTCCTTAAACCATTTCAGTGTCCGCTCCACTGTCAGGCGACAGAAGGCCTCGTGATGTTATGATTTGAATGTTTTCCGTGTCGACAACGCTAGCCGGATCTCCATAGATATCAACGGACTGTAGAACCTGAACAATTGCTTGTCCTGGTCCACCACCGCCCGGTCCTCCTGGCCCACCGCCACCACCACCAGATGACGGCGAAAACTCCCACGGTGCTACTTCGTTCATTGTTAAACAAAACTTTCCGATTGCAAGATAAGCTCCAACGCTTGCTGGATGACTTGGGTTGTTGTTGAATCCTGTCATTTGAACATGAAGGCTTAATCTTGAAGTTTGAATGCCAGGCCTTGTTTGAAGTATAAATGGTATTGTAAATGGCAATCTAAATGGGAATGTTGATGTCGAATCTGATGGTGGAAGCAATCCGAATCCCTGCGGAGAAATTTCTACTGGATTAGCAATTAAATTGTTGTTGTCAGAAACATCACTTGAATGTCTAAGCGTCAACACAGCGTAAAATGTTTGAGCTATTGCGAATTGAAGTTCGCCAACATTTATTGATCTACCTTGCAGGGAAACATTTACATATCCAGATAAAACACCTCTCCATGTCGATGGTCCATCGAACCTTAATCCATTGTCGAAATTAACGATATTCGCTGTTGAGTTTTTAGCAAATTTGTAATTTGATCCATTGCCTTGTGGACCTAACCAGCACAATCCAGAAGCCGTAGGCTGTGACGCGGTAGTCTGAAAACCTGGAGCCATTCCAAATCCGTAAAGCCCTACCCAGCCTGGCTCATCGTGATACTTCAGATCAATGATTGCCCATTTCTCACCAGTTCCATTTTCTCGCCATAGAATCGGAAATCCAAGATTGTTTTCATTGTGAAGTGCTTCAAGTCGTTGCGTCGGGCTAGATCGAGCGATGTGTGCAAATCGAGGTGTGGTCTGAAATTCAGAGTAAACTTTCACTGGAACATGACCAGTGATTCGACATGGGACCACCGCGCCGGCTGCGCATTCTTCTAAAACAACAGCGAGTCGTTTAGAGTACGTTGAAAACGTTGGCGTTGATCCCCAAAAAATTGTTCCGATCAAATCCGTTGGTAATGTGCCACCAGCGTTTTCTATGTGATTGATTTCAAGAATGCCGTACTGAGGAACTGTTGATTCAGATGTGTTTCGAATATAAACCAGTTCTTGAGAGTCGCAGCATTCATTTCGCTTGTCTGGATCTGATTGAGCGAAGTGAGTGTTTCGAATTTGGTGAATCTCAAAATACTTCGAACTAACCTGGCATCGGTATTGCTTTCTCGGATTGTCAAACCGAAAAGAAAAGTGCCAATACTCCACACCGTAAATGCCGGCATAAGCATTGTAGATCCCATCGGCTAACGACTGAGCAATCGTAATCAAATTCGCTTCATTGGTAGGCGTAGTGTCCGTTCCGGTAAACTTGGCGTAGTAGCTGCTGTAGATCGGGTATGGCGCTGTGTTGTTGACGCCTCCGTATTCGGTCGTCGTTGTCGCTGTTTTTGTGTATGACGTTTCACCACACCCTGGTTCATTGTCGACCATCTTGGGAAAGATGACGACGAAGTTTTTTGGGAAGTATTGGTGATAATCAATAAATGAATTATTGGACGGCGATCGGGATTCGTCAGTATAGGCAGTTGTGTCAAAAACGCCTGGTATCTCGCCGGCATACATTCCCGGCCAATTGGTTTGATTTCTCCATGGCGCTGTTATTAAAGCGTATGGAATGCAAAGAGAATCGCAAACCGCTTTGATAAGTGGGCCTATTGGATGTCCTGGTCGATAAAGCTGGATAGAGTCAGGGTATCCAAAACTGGATTCCGCGCTGCTTATGTATGAAGCAACATTTGAGAAAACTTCACTCAATCCAGCGGTTGACAATGCACTGTCAATCGAATCGGTTAGCGTTGACCACTGAGCAGTCTCCGGCCATTCGCCAACTGTCATTGCTGTTGTTTGCCAAAAATATCGCTCGTCAACGATCGTTATGATGTCAACGGAAGTGTTGAGTTTCTTGCCGATATCATAATCAGTTCCAACAGTTTGAGATGAAACGATTTTCACATTGATTGTATGAGTTGTTCGCTCTCCATTTCCATCGATAGACTTGATCGACAACGACAAAAATTCGTTTCGCTTTTTCATCAATTCAATGGAGTCTTCTACTGTTACAAGTAGATACCCAACCATCCAAGCAGTTGGAGACAGCGGGTAATAAATATCACCCACTTTCATTGCCGGCCGCGGCGATAGGTTGTCCAGTGGCAGGTTTCTCAGTGGATGTGGGCAAGATTGATTATTGAGCGAGTAGTGACCAAAATAGCTTGACTTGTCGTTGCCGTCTGTAGCCTGCGGGCAATAGAGATCCAGCATGTCGTTAAGCTTTCCTTCAGGATCGGCCAACAGGACAGGCTTTCCGTCAAGGAGTATCTCGACATTGCTAAACCATGCTTCCGACATTACGACATATCCCAATCAAATTGTAAGTGGAATGCGACTTGAAACGATGAATTGTCACGAGACGGTTTGTACCAAGCATAATTGTCTGGGAATAATGGCTGATTCACGATAATGTCGCTTGAATCCGCTGGAGCCCAACCGGCCAATGCTTTGATAACTGGTTTTGCTTTGATAAACAAACCTGTATCTGCGTTGTTAAACATTTCCTTCGCGCGGGCCGGCTCGTCTCGCTGGCTAGAATTGTGAACCGTTACGATGATCATCGTGTTGACCGTCATAACGCCTTGACCACCTCCATCAAAGCATCGGCCGTCAAACGTCCCCTTGGGCGCTGGGCTAACAATGTAATAAATCTCTCCAGCCGATGGTGGATCGGAGTCTGGATTGTCGCTGATAAAGCACAACGGCTCGGCTACTGAAAGTTGAGATCGTAGTCGCGCAGCAATCGCTTCGAGAATAACACTCGGCAATCCATCGGTCATCGCCATGACAAATCCTATGCAATAACGGAGTCTGGTACTGTGCCTGGGCTGTCAATCGGAAAGACAAGATCGTTTTCTCGAAGCGAGAATATCCGATTCATCCATTCGTGAAGTTCACCAGCGCGATCGTTCGTGACCGTGAGCGTTATCGTATCACCAACGCCCCAGTTTGTCGAATTAGGGATGATGGCAATATACGGTCCACCCGCATAAAGTCTCGTAGCTGGTTGCATTCGAACTTGATTGATAAACACACTGCTCGTATTGCTTACGGCAGTCGTGATTCGTATTCGCAGGTACAACAGGCCGGGAAGGTTGGTTGGTGTCCTGAACATCGCGCCGTGAACTTGATGTGCAGAGTTGCTCAGTGCCGAACAAGTGATTGTAAACGTGTTGTTCGTGCCTTCATCGTCGGCAACAACCGAACCGCCAATGCCGTCAACAAGATCCACGGTGATTACACCCGCGGCCGGGACCGAATCAACTTTAGCAAGCAAGCTTACGGCGTAGGTTGTCAAAGGCTCGGCGGTTACAAGCTGCTGAATGGTTGTAAGCTCGACTCCATTGGAATCGAATTCCAACGCTCGATCGCTACGGACCACATTAGCGCTGCCGGCAGTGGTCGTGTTGTGCGCGATACTTCCAGTGTTGAAAAAGTTTTCGCTTGTTAGTTGCGCTGGATTCGGTACGCCGTAGAATGTAACCGTGTATGTGTAGTTTGGAGCGGAGCCCGATCGGACGACTTCGACTTCTTCCAGTCCAGTAATCGCTCGCAAGGCCAACTGAACGGTCGTGGCGGTTGCATCAAACGCAATCGGCTCAGTAACAGAAACCTTACTGTTTGAATCAGTGAATCGCAGTAAAAAATAACCGCTGGCCGGCGATCCACTGAACACGATCGTTTGGATCTCAACGGTCGTAACCTTCAGCGTTGTTCCAAGTGTCGCCGTGATGACATTCCAGCTAGTTGGCCGGTGAATGCTGTAGGTGTCGTCGGTGTCAGTAAAATTTCCGTTATCGATTAAGTTGTCAGCAAACTGAACGTAATCTGATGTGGCGGTCAAAGACACCCCTGAACCGCTTGGAAACGTTGGGCTCAACGGCGAATCAGCGCTGCGATCGGATACACCTTGAAACGAAACGGCCGTACCGAATACGTCTCTGGCTGTGAACACGATGTCTTCAGCGAAACAGAACTCGGCAATCTTTCCGTTGTCAAGTTTGGTTGAAACTAACAGCGATCCATTGCCGACATTCGATCCGCCATACGCCAAGCTCGAACCAATTGCCGACGAATCAAACGTATCTGATTGCGCAACAAACTCATCAATCCATCGGCTAGATACAGCCAGGTCGCTGCGGTCGATCGACTCATCTTCTGCCACCATCGTTTCAACCAGAAATGTTTTCACACTCTCAGCGATTGACGATACCAGCGATGAACATGCGCTCGCGCTTTGTTGGCTTATATCGTAGGCCGTCTCGATCGCTCGTCGCTGCTCAACGCTCTCGGCAGTAAAGCTATCGACATAATCTTGCAGTCCTGCAACCGTCGCGGCATGCTGCGTCTCTCGTGTTTTGGCGATTGCCAAACCTGCGCCGACTACACCGAAAATATCAGCAATAACGATTGCCATAACTCACCTTACGAAATTGGGGGGTAATTATTGCCCGGTGTCAACTGTAATTCAGGTCCGAGATAGTTTGTTGCAACATTATTTGCAATGTACGGCGGATGACCAGATGGCAATTTTTCGTTTAATCGTGGGGCTCGCGCCATCAAGTATTCAATGTGCATGTTGATGCTGTAAAGCGTCTTACGTCCGTCCGCAGAGATCTGTGGCAACTGTAGTTCTGGTTGCCAAACCTGCGGATAGTTCATAATGTTGTTCATGTCTCGGAACGCTTTTTTAGCCGGAATGATCGGGTACTCGTTGATTCGACTCGCTTCGATGTCGATGATCCGCTTGGCAGTCGGCGCCGTGATTCGAGTAATGTAGTTTTCGCTTCCTCGGAATGAGGATACTGGATACTGAACAAGATTTTCCTGTACGTCGATCGTGCTGGATAAGTAATAGATCGGCGTTGATGTATTTCCTTTTCGGTTTTGAGCCGCTACAACATCTTCACTTGGCATGGCGCCATTTTGCTTGTCACCCGACTTCTTCTTTTCTTTCGGGTAGTTCTTGTTTGTTCCGTCTTCTCCGACACCATAATCCTGCTGGAGCGGCTTGCTCCACGGATCGATCGCGGTGCATGGATCTTTGTAAAGTGCCTGGGCAAAGATTCCGCGAAGTCCGGCCGATTTGACTGGATGTGGAAAATCGCCATTGAACTTGGGGTCCAGCGGTTTAAGAAATGTTCGTCGATTGCCAAGCAAGTTAGCAAGGTTAGTATGCATAACTTTGGCATGGGCCGATATGCTATTCGTGGTGATATCTTCATCGAATCTTATGTACTGAATGAGATCACCACCCTCATTGATGACATCGTTCAGGTAAAGCTTGGCGACAAGAATGTTGTAGCAAACTTTGAACAGTTCTTCCTTGGCGATGTACGGAGGACCGTTGACGGACAATCGGTATTCGCTTTCTGCTTTGTTGGCGCCTTCTGTTGGAAAGATGACGCTATGCTGCCCGCGCCACGAGACTGCTGGAAACGGCGGATAGGCGTAGACTTGCCGATCAACGATCGTGAAGTCCAGTGTTAGACCATCGGGGCTCTCACTGAAGTTCATACTGTTTCGCATGAACCCTCTAATCAGTGGCGGCAGAACCCAGCCTTGGAATGAATGGACGCCAATGTCTGGCCGAGACACAACAAGATGGCCTCGGTAAGTCCTGGTGGCAAACCAGTTCTCGTTGATATCTTCCATTTGCCAAAACTTCAACGAAACGATATCGGTGTTGTTTCGCTGGCTATTGTCTCCGCAAGCTTTGGTCCAAAATGTAACTGAAAATTCAATACGCGCTGATTTGTTGCCAACGATATGAAGTAACTTGGCGTGAGTGATTGGTCCATTTTTAATGTCGTTAAGCGCAGTGCCGCGTGATGCTGATCCTTTGCCGAAAACAGTCCAAACTGCTGTTCCGTCAATGAAGTAATAAAACGTTTGCTGCGGTCTGGATAGAGTTTTGATGATGTTGTCGATATTGGACGAAAGACCGCCTGAAATAGTGATTCCAAGCGGGTCTGTTGATGTACTGGTATTTGCTAAAAGATAAACAATACCAGTGACGGTTATTGTTGTTCGCCTGTAAAGCGGATTCGCCCCAGATTTATCCATCTCAACGGATTGTTCGATCGATTCAGTTAGAACATCGTAAATTGAGATGCCATCATATCGAATGATTGTTGCCATTATGGTCCAATTCCGCCTTTCTTTGCTGCTGGTCGAACAAGCGGATTGTTGGGTTGGCCACCAAGTGGAGCGATGATTCCCTGGGCAAACTGTTGGACAAGTTGATTTGTCGGTTGATTGTTATTGGTTGGCGCTAACGCTGCTCCAGCCAGAGCCGCAAGCAATGGTTGGGTTGAGGCTAAAATGTGAACTAATGCATCTATCTGTGGCTTCATTACAGCGGTAATGACTTCAAGTTTTATTAGCAGATCTTCGATGACTCGAATCAAGTTTGTCAGAAGCTTGTTGATCAAATTGGTTATTGTGTCTCGAAGACTTTGAAGTCTGTCAGATAGATCGGCAAGCGCTTCCTCTCTCGCTGCAACTGAACCCGAAACTCGATTGGCACTGCCGATGTCTCGCATGATTCGGCGCCGCTCGCTCATTGTGTAAGCGATAGCAATCTGAGCGTTGTATTTCGTGAGATGCTCTTGGCTTTTGCTTAGCTCAAGCCCCCACCGCTCAACGATCGCCGGCATTTCAGCAAACTGCTTGGTGATATCCAAGACAGAAGATATCTTTTCGCCTGGGCCGGATAGCGGGTTGAGGAAAGACGAAACATTGCCACCGAATCGCTGTGCCTCGCCAAGCATTTTGCTGGGGACAGTCCCAACATCGCGCGAACTGTAGGTTTCCAGTGTTGACATCGGATTGGGGATCTCCGGTGGCGCAAGAAATTTTGCCACCTGCTGGCCGATCATGTTTCCAGCGGCAACCCCAAGCCCGATTTTTAGAGATCCAGCAAACCCTGATTCTCCATCGTTTTTTGTTGCTTCTCCAAGCTCATCGTAGATATCGCCAGGCTTGGCGCTTTTGAGAGATCGTGGTGGGCCTATGAAGTCTGGGTCAGTATGCTCTTGCTTTACATTTTTCTCGGCTTTAGATTTTCTGCCGTTGCCCATAAAGTCGACAGCGGCGTCCATTGCCAGTTGGCCGGCGATTCTCGCTAGTATTGCTGGAATGGCCATCGGTTAACCTTTTCTGCGACTTGCTATTGCTGCTCTATGTTCCTTCCATAGCTCCATACCCTCCTCTTGGCTGGATGAAACTGAAGTGAACCATTCTTGATCATAAACTCCAGTATTAGCAATCGCAACACCGCGCCTAATCACTTCAGCGTGGAACACTGCCACGAGGCCTTGGTTGAGAATTAATCCAAGTCGAACGTCGCTGTCGATTGTTCCGTCTGGGTTTCTGACCCATTCGAGCCCGAACCGTCCGACAAGCTCTGCTGTTGATTGCGTTTTTTTTTAATCGAGTCTAAAAAGTCAAACAACTCAACGAGAAGATCTTCAATGTCGCTGAGTGTTAATCCTTGCGTTGCGTTTACCGGATCGAAAACAGTCAAATTAAGAGACTTGGCAGCGTGGTCCATCAACTTAAACATCGCTTCATCACGATCTTTAGCTGGCAGGTTTGGCGCTTGGTATGTTTTCAGAAGCATTGGAAAATCAATGCCATCTGTATAGAACAATCGATGGTACGCAATAACGGGATCGATTCCGCTTTGCTTTTTACCGTCAAAATAATCAAAAACAACCGGCTTGCGGGCCGGTGCTTTGAATAGGCGTTTGATCCAATTGAACATCTTGCTCTACTCTCCGTCTTGGATTGTTTGCAGATTACGGCGTGGTGAACGAATACAGAACCAAATCTGTTGGGTTGTTGACCCAAACCTCAAATGAAACTCGGTGGCCGCGAACTCGCATGCCTTTATTCATTGTCTGCGGACTTCGCGGAAACGCAATATTGTAAGTGCCAACTTCTTTTGTCCCGGTCAGCACAAGCGCACCATAAGCAGATTCTTGTCGCATTAACGTACCAAATGGAAGAACAACGCCGGCCGTACCGGTTTTCTTCCACGTTGCAATGATATCCAAGTTTGTCTTGTTGTACTTGATCAAATCAAGATGGACTGTTCCGATCGCGCCCATGAATTGAGTGTCTGATGCGGCTCCGCTCGTTCCTGCCCAATCGTCCGAATGAACATCGGAGAATCGCGGTTCAAGCGTTACCTCAACGCCATCACGAGTGTATCCGATTTCCAAAGAGTTAAAGGAAACCAGCACCGGGCCATCGTAAAAATGTGTTGAAGCCATGTTTGATTACCCTGAAACTCGTCTAGGCGGATAGAAACGTCCTCTGGCAGCGTCAACGATCAAGTTGTATCGCTGCACTTCTACCAAGCTTACTGCTGTAGCTTCGATAACACCAGCATCCTTGGTTGCTTCAACGTCAAACACTTGCTGGCCGCTTCGAAGCATTTCCAGCGCTTCATTGGACGATTTTTCGGCTGCGGCTCTGGCTTGCTCGTATCGATCGCTCCAAGGCTTTCGCTGCCACAGCTTCCAGAATGCAATTCGGCAAATCAAATCTCGAAGATAGGCGCCGCTCGATTCAGTTAGACCGTTCAGATCCTCAAACGAATATCGCTTGCCTTTGAAGCATGCAGCAATCAACTCACCCGTCGCCGACTCAAGAGCCGTGAGCATCTTTTCGTCGGAGGATAGGTTTATCTCGGTTGTTCTGGTCGAATCGCTGACGAGATCCCCAAGGGTTCTTACGTCATATCGATCGATCATGTCTTGTGGCGATGCAAGAGCCAAATTACCTTGCTCCCATTGCGTCCACGGTCAGCGTTTTGATGGTGGTGGTGCGCGAATTAACGCCGGCGAACAAACACAAATCGATTGTCGGCCGAACGGCGCCCGCTGCGAGGGTTCCGACTTGTGTGCCGTTGATGTATCCGATCGCCGATCCGTCAGTGTCGACAATCAGGATGAAATCGACATACGTGTCTGCAACTGGAGCGACGGCCGTGTCAACGTGCGTGGCGTCGACATCGTTTGCCACGCCAATCAACCGGAACGTGTCCGTGGTTGCGGCCGTGTCGTACAAAAACCCGATCGCATCGGTTGCATTTGTGGTGTAAGTCGTACCACTGAGCGAGGCTGGCTGCTCCAGTGTTCCGCTGGAAAGCGTATCGGTGAATCCAAAGAACATCCAAACATCGGAAATATTGCTGATCTTGGCTCGCCAATAAGCGACAATCTTGCCTTCTTCAGCCTCAAACACCAATGGACTGCAAATAACGCTACCGTCCGCGGCAATGCCAGTGCCAGCATCACCGGAAACAAGCGTGATCTCGCCGTTTGGCGCACCAGTGACGGCGGTTGCAATGACCGATTGAGGATCTGAGCCTTTTGTCGTCGTCCAGATGGTCGAATTGATGCCGCCGCCAAAATCATCGTAAAGATGACGAGGGCTCGCGGCACTGTAAACTGCTCGGCCGTCAACCGGAATCAGCATGCCGGGCCAGATGTGATCGGCAACTGCGAACAATCGCCGATCCGTTTGGTCCCAGAATACCTCACCGCTGTTTGCAGGTCGATTTCCAAGCGGTCGTGCTGTCTTCGGGCCTGTCAGGTCTTGCCCGTTGTAAACATTGCTCATACTTAACCCCAGAAGAACGATTGCTTGAAAAACTAACTCAACAACCAGGCTAGTGCTTACGCGCTGATTGGATCAGTGAACACGAATCCCGAAATCGGCGCGGTTGCGTGGATTCCGTAATCGTCAACAGTGCGGCCGAGATGTCGTCGATTGTCGATGTCGTGCTTCGATTCGACAGTCATTTCTTCCTTGAAGAACATTGTCCAAGTGCTGAACGATGGACTTCCTTCGATGCCTTCCAAACCGCCTGGCCGGGCCATCATCACAACGGCGGTGCTTGGCATGACAAAGCTCTTGGCGGCGGTCGCGCCTTTTCGGCTCGTGACCTTGACTGCGTTTTCGACCACCAGTTTGTAGTCGTACAGCCGATCAGGCATGCCAAAGTTGTTGGCCGGACCCAAGTTTCCAAGGATCGTCTTTTCGGCGGCGGGCGATTGCTTGATGTGATCGCGGATCTCTTGAGTAACCGAGATTCGCTGTGCAACCCGCGGTCCCATGACGACGATCAAGTCTTCAGGCTGAACGGCGCCCAATGTTGCAATCATAATTTGCTCGGCGGCATAATCAAGAGATCGCTTGATGTCCATCCGAACCGTGGTCGAAAGATTCCAACGTCCGGTAACACCAGAAATCGACTCGACAGCGCTGTAGTGGCCAGTCGGGTAGTTGGAAGTGTTGATCATTCGCGTAACTGCTCGGAGCGTTCGGGCAGTCATTGCTCGCTGAGCATTGATTCGAGCAAATTGAGCAAGCAGCTTCCAATCAGCGTTTTCATCGGCTTCTTGCGGCAATCGAAACGCCGGAGCAAACCGACGAGTTTCCACTGCCTTGAATTCGAAGCCTTCCTCCGAACCCTCGCCGCTGGGGGCGTCAGCGCCGTATGGCCATGCAATGTCTTCAGCGTCCGAACCGAGAATTCGACCGGCCTGTTCGACCGTCATCTCGATGTACAAGCCACGAGGCTTTTTGATCGGGACGTATTGCATGTACTCTGGCAGCTTAAATTTTTTGGGATTGCGGCTGAAGTCAACCACCAAATTATTTGTTGCCTCCGTACTCGGCACAAATGTATTTGTACCGGAAGGGTAAACTTTGGGCATAGCCAAGCTCCTGAAACGTCAAATTAAAAACAACTCTGGAAACAACAAAAAAGTCAGTGATTAAGCCTTGGTGTAAACCGGGCCGGTAATCAAACCGCGAACCAATTCGCCTTCGAGTGCAGATTCGAATGGCAAGAAAAAGCCATAGTCATCCGATGTGATCGAGACGCCTTTACCGTCTGCGTCTGGTTTCAGGTAGACGCCGCGAGTGGCGCCACCAGATCCGACTTCGAGCAGCGATTCACTGCCAAACGATTTGTACTGGAATTGGTATCCGTCAGATGCAGCAAGAACGCTGCTGTTTTGGGGGATCGGCGCTTCCTGACTGCCAGCTTGCGAAATACCAACAACATCTTTGTCGCCGGAATTCGATTCAACCAGAACGTGATTTGCGGCGCCGACCGACACGAAACGATTTGTTCGGATGTCACCACCGGCAGTTGCGGATAAAACGTGTGCAGGCATTGTATTGCTCTCTGTTGACAAAAACTACAAAAAACGAACTACCGAATATTGATTCAGCGACTATTCAGGGAACTTGTCGCTGTCGTTGTTGATCATCCATTCCAAGACATCTTGATAAGGAATATCCTTGAGGTTTTTCGCTCGTCGATCAAACACAACTTTCGATGCCGACTTGGCGTATTTCTGGCTCTTGCTTTCCGGCGCGTACTTTACCGGCCGCTGGAAATCAGCTTCGAATCCAGTAGCTCCGATCGGAACCTTTTGGTATCGGCGACGAACCTTTTCGATGTGCTTACCGAACTCGTCATCGGTCATGCGGTTGCATTCGTTCATTTCTTCGTCTGCATCCAGCACATAGCCTTCGACTTGGGCAAGCTCAGCCAGTGCGGCGTGTCGCTTGGCGTATCGAGCGGCTTTGTTCGCTTCTGCAACCGCGTCGGCATTCTTTTGTGCCGCGGCTTTCAGCGCCTTGTTTTCTTCAACGACTTTTTGGTAGCGAACGGACATATCGTTGTATTGCTTGCGGTACATTTCAGGACCGTTTGACGATTTTTCATCGCCTTTTTTCTGGTTTTGACCAGTGCATTTGCAGTATCGCTCTCGCTGATCTGCATCGTCACAGTGGTGCTTCATGTAGCGAGACAAAAGCTTTCGGTCTTCCGAGTCCATCGCATTGATGTATTTCTTTGCAACTTCCTCGTCGAACGATCCGTCGACGCCGCAGCTTCGCTTGCTGAACCGCTTGGCCATTCCACCGGCAGCGGCCATGTCGTCGTCATCGTCGATCGGTGGCTCGCCCTCATCGCCTGCTGGGGATTCTGGCATTGGCATGTCGCCGCCAACCGGGCCGGCCGGAGGAGCCGATGGATTGTCCATTGGCAAATCAGCATCACCGTTTTTGCCAACCATCGCTTCACTGACCATTTCCTGAATGACAGGTTTGAAGGCGTCAAGCAATTGATTGATCTGTTCTGGTGAAAATGAATGAGTCATCGAGTCGCCTTTGCTGTTTTGGTCTGGCATTTCAATCATGTCTGGAGCCGATGTGTTCGTACCGCTTGGTGCAGTCATCGCGCTCATAGAATAACGGTACGGTTGCCGTGCGCCGGTTTTGGCATAAGTGATCATGCCAAGATCCCGTCTTGGAGTCTCGGCGCCAAGCAAGGCAATCGGATCGATGTAGCTGTTTTCAGGCTTGTCTTCTGGCCAAATTTCAACAGAACGCCGCGGGCGGTTCCTGAACGTGTCGATCTTATCCTTGTGGATTCGGAATCGAGCGTAAATAGCCCAACGAGGTTTCTTTTTGCCAAAACGCTTGACGGTGAACTGATCGGCGAACCCAACGATTTCTGGATCTTTTGCAGGATCTTTGTCTTCGGGTGTGTGGTGGCCAACAATGGGAACCAGATCGCCGGTGTCAGCGATTCGATCGTTGTTGTTCGCTGCTATGCATTGAAGCAACGCGCGATCGTATTTGATTCCATCTTCAGTTTCGTGTTCATCAAAAATGGGAATGTCTTCGTAGACGTAACAATCACGGCCGTCATGGAGTTTGTCCAAAACAGGGACTTTTACGTCTCGATCTACAGTACCAGCAGCCGACATCTTGAAACCTGCCTGCAAAATAAGCACAAATGCCCAAACAATAGGCAGTTATCGTTAAAATGATTTTTGTTAACTAAAAAATTTACACAAAACTTTGAATTTCGCTAGTTTTAAGCGCATAAAAAAAGCACCAGGCCTGTTCAGACCTAGTGCTTCACCTGAAATTGTCCCGATCCATACGGATCAAAACATGATCGTTTCGTCTTGAAATTTAGGGCCGAGCCCAAGCGATCTCAAGTTTTGGTCAATTAATTTTTCATAGTCTTCCACCTTTGATGCGAGGTAAAATCGGCTAAGCGACTTGTTTTTATGGCGTTGAGATTCTAGCCATGATATACGCTTTTCACCGATCTTGTCAATCAAAAACGATCGATACATTTTTAAGTTTCCGTGTCTGGCAATGTTGCAATCAGGGCATTGTGGCCAAACATTATCCGGCTCAAGCAGGATTGACATTGACCGGCCAGCAACAAAATGGCCACCGTGAAATCTATCGAACGGTCCTTTTGCGACACACGAACAACACGAGCAGTCGCCGTTCACATCCGCCTCCTCAATCCTCCTGAGAAGCTGAAACCTGGATGCTGCGATGTTTGCGAGTCCTTTAAGATTCAAGTCAAACCTGAGATCCACTGTCATCGATCGTCTCCCCTGGGTAGTATCGCTTCACCAGTCTTACCGGTTTAGGGTTTCCCTCTGCATCAAGAGTCGCCTTCAATATCAACTCGAATTTTTTCTGTTCGGCAGTAAGAAGTGTCTTGCCGTTGTTTCGGTACTGCCTGAGAAGCCCGTCGACTTTCCATTGCCGTCTCAGGATCATCAAAATGTATTTGTTGATTGTCAGCTTGTGTTTTTTTGCTTTTGCTTTAATGAGCATTTCGATCTCGATCGGGAATCGAATCACAAAATGCCAGTAAGGTATTTTCTTTCTTCGCCTTGCCACCTACTCGCCCTTCATTAAAACATCTTCAATCAGCGATGCCAGGCTCATTAATTTATCATCGGTAACATCGATGTTTAAGTGCTGCAAACATTTTGTTGCGATCGACATATAAATACACGATTCGTTTTTGGTAAGCACTCGAAGCGATCGCGCTGTATCTGAAAGATTTCGTATTACAGCAGGCGATATGATGTCGAGCCCTATTCGTGTTCCAGCATGCTTCGCAATCAAACATCCAACGATCATCTGGTCGATATTTATCGACTGCTTTTTTGCTTGTTCAATATCGTTCATTGTTCCACTCTCTTAAACTCGTAAACAAACACCCACGGATTAGCGGCCCAAGTGTGTTGTTTGGTCTTGTGGTGTATTTCGTCCCACGTGTAGGCAAACGTCGAAACGAACGAACCGCAATCGCCTGGAAGAATAATTGATTCACGAACACCTTCCGCCTTTGCGTCATCTTCTGATATATCCTGCACCCGTTCACACCGGACGCCGGTTATCTCGATGAACGTGCGAGCGGCCCAGCGTGGCATAAACATGGGGGATCGCTTAACAAAATCAAAGGTGTAGTAATTGTCTGGCCAACCATCATCGGCAGGGGGGTTGTTTGTTAATCGACGGCCAATCAAAGCTGACGGATGCGTGCTGATATTTCCGTCTCTGTATGCGGTGATTCCATCAGACTCTCGGAAGTAGATTTCCTCTTTGACGTACAGAACGTCGCCAACGGTGTAACGACTGTTGATTGGTTCTAGGATTCTGTTGCGACATTGACGATCAACATAGTTGTCCATAGCAACCCAGTGTTCGGCAAAAAAGTCGTAAAGGATTTCTCCTGTGTTGCTTGGCGGCTGCGGCTTAACAATCCGCCGCGTCTGCGTCTTGCTCCCGTCCCGAACTTTTGCCGGATTGTCGCCGGTGAAGATGATGCTTTTCATTGGGACGCCTTGTTGCATTTCTGATCGTGCAACTCGATATAGAACCCAGGATTGTTTGTGTATGGGTGCAATCGTTCGCCGCACTCGTTACAGGTAACTTCGAATGTAGCACGCGATGAATGAGTAGACGTTCCCACTGACTCAATTGTGTACTTGCGTTTTTGTTCGTCCGTTAATTGCTTTTCAGACCATGACGGCAGTTCCCAAATCGATGTCATCCTCCCACCCCCGCCGCTTTTCGCAAATCTTCCATCGCTTCTTCGTTAGACGCAAAGAAATTAGGACATGGAACCCCAGGCCGCGATGATTCGTAAATCAATCGGCCCGCTAGATATGACGATGTTTGTCTTTCCAGTGCGTAGCCATCTTCGCCAGCCAAGTGAATCGCCCACCCAGCGCGGCAATGCGTTGTTTCGCACGAATGCCAATCTGACATTTTTAGCGTTCCTCCCGCTTCGATTGCAGCAAGAATTTTTGCGTCGATGTTTTCGACGACTGGTGCAGTTGGAAGTCCTGTGGCACCACTGAGATCGGCACAACTGAGAACGGCATCACAGAGATCGGCATCACAGAGATTGGCACCACTGAGATTGGCACCACTGAGATAGGCACCACTGAGATTGGCACCACGGAGATAGGCACCACTGAGATTGGCACCACGGAGATCGGCACCACTGAGATTGGCACCAC